AAAAAAAGAACCATTGTTCGAGACCCCTATTCTGACTAAAAATGATGAAAAAGCCATTGTAATGATGGTATGGCAGCGCTATTCCGCATTTAAGGATGGCGAACTGGTCGATTTGACACACAAGAAGGGCTCTCCGTGGGACATCTGCTTTGAAGAAGGCAAGAATACAGAGATACCAGACCAATTGACAGAACTTTATTACAAAAGACTTGTCGAAAATGTAATAAAGAACAGATAGTATGGAGCAAGAAGATATACTGCAAATCCTTTCAAACGAGAAAAAGGGGAAGGATGAAAGAGACGAAGATCTTACATCCATAAACAAGGATGAAGGAAACAAAATAAGGCAGAAGTATCAGGAAGAAAAATGGAGGACTGAAAATGAGTTGTTGGCAGAAAAGCTCAAAAGTCAACAGCAGGACAGGGACCAAAGAAAGGATTTTGCATTAAGGATATTCAATTTTGTCAGTCTTTATATGTTCGGAGTGTTTTTACTTTTGGTGATGTCGGGTATAGGGACAAATGATTTTCATCTGTCCGACACGGTGCTTGTCACACTGTTAGGTACGACAACGGCAACGGTGATTGGAGTTTTCAATTTCGTTGCCAGATACCTGTTCCACAATAAATGAGCAATACGAAAACAAGAATAAGATTCAAGCGGTATTCCACAAGTCGGGATGCCGCTTTTATTGTATAACCAAAAAGACAAAGATTATGACATTCAAGGACATAAAGAAAGGATACCCGGTGTATATGCTGCACAAGGGTGACGAGGGGCTGAGAGAAGAGATAGGCAGGGTGACGGCGATTACCCAGCCACGCTTTCCGCAATACAGCGGCGGCGGAACGGCATCGTCAACAGTTGTTGATGTGACCGTGGAGACCAACGGAGCAAACAACACCTACACGATGCCGGCAGACTCTTCGGTTGTGAGCGCAGGGAACACGATACTCAGCGTAGACAGGGAAGGAATACTCAAAGAAGTGGACGCGTTGGAGACCGAGAGTGACGACATCATAAACAGTGTGGCAAAGCATCAGGCGAGGAAGAAGGACTGCGAGAGGATAAAAACAGAATGGAATCCTGCGTTTGCCGAGAAAAAGAAACAGGACGAGCGTATCGGTTCGCTTGAAAGCGGCATGAACGAGCTGAAAGGACTTGTGAGGACGCTTGTGGATAAACTAAGTTAGGAGGACAGATTATGGTGATGTATATATTCTTAAATGCCGTAAAGATGGCACAAGAGCCGCATTTTTGTGAGAAATCCGCAGAAATGGCGATGAAAGGACTGAAATATACCGACAAGGACGGTGTGACACACACAGAACCGAAATGGACGATGCCAATGATTGAAGAAGCAACAAAAGGACTTGTGTTTCCCGAAGGAACAACGGAGTGGGACAAGTATGTGGCATATAACAGCTTCTATGCCGACACCTGCGCCGTGCTTTCTGACGGGGAGATACTGAAAGCAGCTTATGAGTTCTACTTCAATGATGAAGACTACGGACTGGAGGGTAGCAAGATATGGCATTATATGAATGCCATGAGGAAATGAAACGATATGTCATTTCTATCACTAAGGGTTGTTAAATCTGTTAACCAACGCTAACAGAAATAACAATCCTTTAGTTTTAATGGCTAAATTCGCAAAGAAAAGTAATAAAATCTAAAGATAATCAACCAAACCGTAAGTTTATGGAAGAATCAGAAAACAAGCTACCACTGAACAAAGGAACGTTCTGGTGGTATGAATGGGCGTTGAAATACGTCCCGTTGGTAATAATGCTCGCACATTGGTATGGAGTGTTCGATTTTCATTCCAACCCACGTGAGATTATAGTGAACATAGAAGAGAATGAAAGTAGTATGGTGTACCTGTATTGCATGACCTATGTATTCCCTGTGTTGATGATGATGCCGGCAAGTTATTTCTACCAGTTGTGCTGGATATACAGGATACCGTTTATATACCTTATCGGTGTGAACGTGATAAGGATGTTTTACGGATCGTGGCTTATTACCAACGAGATGTATGACGCCGACCTTATCCTAATCATCCTCACCTGTGCCATGTATGTGTATGCTTTTGCTACGCGTCAGTGTTGGAGGATCGGAAAGCTCTTCATTAGAAAAGGGCGCAAATGAAAAAAAAATCCCCACCAGGCTGCATCCGACAACCTGATGAGGATTTTTTTTAGAATGAGTTGTGTTTGTTGATTTCATTTATCTTGTCTTCAAACTCCTTCCGCATGTCCCTTAGCTTCTGCAGTTCCTCGGGAGAGGAGCGTGGGCATCCGTGGAGCCAGTGATGGAAGTTGGGGGTCGTGAGGTTGAAGAGGCCGGCTTCCTCAGTGTAGGAATGCCACTGGAGGAGCTGCTCTTCGGGTGCGTCCTCGTCTATGTCGGTACGGATGGTTGACATGTCGAAGGTGTAGGACTCGTTGCAGTCTGCTATCTCGCCCACCCTGTCGGCTACCCAGTAGGCTTCGGAGAAGCCGTGCTTTTGGCAGAAGGCTTTGAGGTAGGCATTGCAGGCGTTCTCGTAGTTAGAGCGGAGGAGTGCTAAGTGTGATTTGTTCATAAGCATTTGGGGTTAAATGGTTAATGTCCTGTGCTGCCGTAGCCCTTGTTTCCCCTTGCCGTGGGTGTAAGCTCTTTGACAGGCACGAAATTAAGGCGATAGGTGGAATCGAAATGAAGCTGGCAGACCTTGTCGCCGACACGATAACGGGGCATATCCGGCATAACGTGATAGAAGACGCAGGAGAGCTCGCCGGTGAAGGGTTCGTCTATTGTTGCAATGCTGTTGCTCATCACCATTCCTGTCTCCCATATAGAGGAACGTGGGCGGAGCGTGAAGGCGGCGTTGAAGAAATCTGTCAACGGTTCGGCATTTTGGATGGCGAAGCCAAGTTTGTATTTCCACACATTCGGTGCCAGCTCTTCTTCCGAGACCGCTACGCAGTCATAGCAGTAGTCTTCTTCGTAGGTCTTGGAAGGGATTTTTGCATCGGGATGCAGAAGTTGGATTTTTACTTTTATCATATTGTATTTCTTTAGATGTTCTGGATATTCTGGACGTTCTGGATTTTTTTTTTAGATAAACTCGTCTTCCTTCATAAGGGCGATGTCCTCGTCGGTGGCGTCGTAGGAGACAAAGTGTGTGGGGACTTGCAGGTCCTTGTCGGACAAGGCTACGGTGTGGAGGACTACGGAACGGTCTTCGATGATGTCCTGTATCATATTCAGACGTGTTTCGTTTATCACTTCCGCCTCGACAAGTTTCCTGGCGGCGGTGAGGATGACGGAATACAGCATGTCGGCTTCTACGAAGGGAGCATTCTTCTTGCTGAATGTGTAATAACAAAATGCAGGAGCCGTGAGGATATTCCACAGGGCTTTGAGTTTTTTGAATTTTTTCATTGTTGTTTTGTTTTAAATTTCGATATTTCTTCTGAAGTGAAGAGTCGTGGAACACCGTCTTCTTCGATAAATTTCCACCTACTCCACCAATGTTTCTTTTGACGGACGAAATACATCGTCTTTACTTCACCAAATGGTTCCCACTGGCAGAAGACTACTCTTTTTTCGTATTTCATTGTTTGTATTATTTTAATTAGTAAAGAAATGATGATTCAGTAAAGCAATTTTCATAATCTTCTTCCGATAGCCCCATTTCTCTATTATCATCAAATGAAAGAATGTTTTTATGAATCAGCAACATCCTATCATACTCTTTTTGACGTTTTTTAGAAATAAATTTTCTTACTTCGCTTTTTGACACTTCATTTATATACTTAATAGCAATTTTTGCAAGTTTAGTATCTTTTAAAGAAGTGATTATTCCCCAAAAGCCTGTATCTCCGAGAGCTTTAAAAGGGGATTTTATTTCTTTGTTTTTTTTTTTATGTATTTACGTAAGTTTTGTTTTGGATATACGTATGTTATTTGATTATTAACTATTGATGTGGCTCTTGCATCAAACATTTCTTGCTCTATTTCATTTAGCTTAAAATTAGTATTTTCGAGGAGCCATAATATGTAGCCAGTATGATTTATTATCACATCCATAATATCCATACCTTTATACTTTCCAAATGCAAATTTTCTAATCATCATGATAATATTTCAAAGTCTACCATATCTGCATACTTAGCTTCAGTGATAAGCATACCGAAGCATTTACCGAAGTGCTGTGCAATCTCTTCTGTTGCACAACCAAGAAACCCGAGACCTGCAATAGCATCACCTACGTCACCGCCAGGGGTGAAGTCACCTAAGCCAGTAGCACTGCCCATATCAGCGCAGCCTCCAAGAACATTATATAAAGTTCCTTCACTCTTAATTTTACCTATTACTACCATTTCGCCTGAGTTAAGTTCTTTTCTATAATAGTGAGACTTCTCAGTTACGAATGGGTTGCAAGGAAAATAAACGTAAGGGCCTTTTGTAAGATGTAAATCCTGATCTAAGTTTAGTGCCTTTCTGATGATATTCAATTTAAACATAGCAACAGAAGCCTTACTAATTCCAGCCATAACACGTACTAAGTAATTAACAACCTTACAGTCAATGTTAAGTGTATTACAAGCATCTTTAAATGTTTTGATTTTTGTGAAATCAAATGTATTAAGCTCCTCTTTACTAAAGGCTTGAAGTGCAATATCTTTGAGTGATTCATTATCACTCTTATAATATTCTCTTGCTTTTTCAAGAGTAACTGTTATATTTCTTTCTTTCATGCTATTTTTATTTTATGTCTGATAATACTTAGTTTTTATATTCATAACTTATTCCTCCAACAAATTAAAATCAGCAACATTATGATAGAAATCTCCGTTACCATAAATGTTACATGAATAGTTCTTGCCTTCCATGCAAACCTCGAAGTAGTTATTATCATCATATATGATTTCAACATCATCTGGCAGAATATTCTCCTTGAACCATTCTGCACTATCTATATTATCCATTGGCTCTGAAGTACTAAAGGACACACGTTCACAATTCTTAATGTCTTCTATACTCATTGTTCAATCCTCTAATTCTTTAAGTGCATTATGCAAATTGACAATAGCTTTTTCAAGTTCTTTCTGTCTGCCTTCTATTACCTTTGTTTTTTCATCAAAGATAACAGAACAGGCATATACAGAAGCAACTTGCATTGTGGCGTATTGTATTTTCTCAATTACTTCTTCTTTTGTCACACCCCATCCTCCAATTCCTTTTTAATGTTGTTCAACCACTCAAAAATTTCATCAATATCAATTGAAGAAACACATGCCTCTTTATACTTTCTTAATTGATTCTCCTTTCCAATAATTATGTTAATTGCGGTTATTTTACTCATTGCTTATCCTCCTCAATTTTTACTCCGAATGGTGTTCCATCAAGGAATGTGACATCTTTAAACATTTGCTCTGGAGTATTCCATATTCCATAGTTTCTTATACATTTTTTACCAAAGTTAGTACCAACCCGTTCAATGGGATAAAAAGAATACTTGTCTTTCACCCAACCGAATGGTACATGCTTCTTCATCTCCTCAAGGCACTCTTGTGCATTAGCAAATGGGCGATATTTAGATTCCGGCTTTATATGAAATTTACTTAGTGTGGGTCTTAAGTCTGTATCCTTTGGTAAATCCACTATAGCTTTCTTCTCAGCATCCCAACGTTTGTTTTCCTTGGCTAAAGCATCAAAGAGTTGCTGTTTCTCAGATTCTGTTGCAAACCTTGTTTCTTTTTCTTTAATAGCAATTGATGGAAGAGTACAATCGTAAGGATTCTCCAAATTACATATATGCAAATATCCTCCCCCTGTTAGTTTATAGCAATAACATGTAGCTATATCCGGGTTAGACTCTTTATTAATATAGATATAACCACTAATCCAGTCTGTTGCGTATAATATATCCCCATCCTTGAGCTCTGGCTTAATGCGGTAGTGATAACTTATGTCAAATATGAAATCATTGTATAAGTCCGTCCAACCTTCTCTTCCAAGCAGTTGTATTGTCTTGCCTTCACAGAATGCCTGGAGTATAGGCAGAATATATTTTGCTTGTTCTCTTGTCATAGTCGTAAAATTTCTTAATCAGTGTATATTGAAATTGCCTTACTGTTTTTACTACAAGACCTATCTAACTCTACTCTTATGTCTTCGCCTATAAGGTTTACATCTTCATAGACGATTTGCAGAGGCAGTTCACCAAATTGTTCTACTGTCTGAAGCAATACTAAAGCCAGCTCTTTGTTAGTCATCTTCTTCATCCCGGATTAGTTTGATTTGTTTTTCAGTAAGACAACAGAGGTTTGTTCCGTCTTCACAATGCGAAAAGAACTCATCCTTGAGATTGTCAATTACCATTTCACTGTTTGCATCTGACTGCTTTATAATCTCAGTAAATGCAGTTGCAAGGTTATAGGGCAGATTTTCATCCCTTGTTGGGACACTGAGAGTGTGGGTTATGCCATTACTCTCAAAGGTTATTGTCAAGTTATCAATCATAGTTTAATCTATTTTCTTAATTGTGTCTATTTCCACTCTCCATAAAAGTGAACACCTTTGGGAGCGTGTGCCATCTTTTGCTAAGTTGACCCACACGTCAAGATCACCAGTGTAGTTATGCTTATCATCCTTGTGTGGAGTGATGGATGTAATCCACACCGCAGACCTATGGTCTGTGCAAATCTTATCTCCCTCTTTATAGGGCAGACTGCTGATATACTCCATTGCGGCATCATATATCAGCTTGTTGATTTTCTCTCTTTCGTTTTTTAGTTCAGTAACCCTTTTGTTAAATTCTTCTTTTGTCATAGTACGTATTATAGTTCTTTGATTTCTTCTTCAGTTCTTCTTATGCAGTCTTTCACTGCTATAATAAATTCAGTTCTTAAAATGTCAGGCATTTTCAATCCGTCCTCTGTTAAACTGAGAGATGAAAAATACCAAACATCATCCTTGCACTTTCCCTGGAGACGGCTTAAAATCAATTTAAGCTGTTTCAAAGACCTGTCCAGTTCGACAGCTCTTTTAAGTTGTTCTCCTGTCATTGTTATCTCCTTTCTTATTCTGTTTTAATATTTTCTGACTTATTCTCATTCTTGTCATAAGGGCAATCAAACATCTGGGGACATAGACCACAGCCTGTAATGTGCTTTAGGTCACATTTCTTTCTTGATTCGTAACTCATACGCTTCACCTTTCTTATTTTGTTTCTATATTATTACGTTCACCGCAGCATGGGCAATAATAATAGCTACTTTCAAATGTATAGCTACCGTAGTCAAAAGAGTCGTGAGCTATATCCTTTTTTTTTACCTACTTCGAGAACGGAATTACAATACTTACAAGTGTATTGTTTTGCCGTAGCATCTATAATGATTCTCATAGTTATTCACTTTTAAGTTCCACAGGTTCGTCTTCCCATGTAAGCTCTCTACCAATAAGTTTTTTTTTTTTTTTTGATGCTACCGTTCGGAAGTGCTATACATCTGCAAGAGCCTTCATTATCTCTCCAACTATAGGCTACTTTGTGAGGTTCAGTTTCAAATATAAGCTCTACCCCACCACTATTTACACATACCCATGCCATATTCATTCCTCCTCTTTTATCCATCCTTGTTCTACACAATAGTCATAAACCTTTTGTATTGCCTCAGTAGGAGTATCACATTCTGTATTATGTATATACCAATTATTACCATCTGACCAATAAAGTTTCCATTTACCCCCATAACGACATAAAAGAGGAACAAGCTCTCCATTGTCACTCACTTGAACTTTATCATCGTCTGGGTCGAGGGCAAGATTTGGTAATGCCATAAGCATTTGTTCAATACTCTGTCTTGTTTTCATTAGTCACCTCCTTTCTTCAATTCTTCGATTAAATAGTCAGCTATTTTAACAGCCTTCCTTGCGATGTCATCCATTGACGGATTAGGGTCTATACCTTCTACCACAGGCGCAGCAAGCAAGCCATTCACTGCCTCTTTCGCTATCTCGTATCTGCGCTTCTCCCAATCAATACCGTCTTTTGTATCTTCTATTATATCCTCAAAATGGTTATATTTGTTGAGGTCGGTGTGATGGAACTCACCTTTGCTGTCGTAGTAGTCTGTGTAACTACCATTTGCACCCCAAGAAACAATATTTACTATCTCGCCTGTGTCTATTATTTTAACCTTTGTCATATTCTATTCTATTTTAGGTTCAACTTCTCCTGCCATTCCTTGTCATGGATGCTGCCTACGACCTCAAAGCCTTGCATCGTCTTTTGCGTAATGAAATCGCCGATGCCATCGGAAATGCCTCTGACGGAAGACTTAGGGTTCTTGATAGCCACAATATAGAATGATGCCTCTTCCTCGCTCCATTCTATCGTGCCGTAATAATTGTCATACTCGTTGTCTTCGATACAACTGAACGGATATATGTCCGACCGCAACACGTCGCCCTCATAAATCTCCTTGCCGTTCTTGTCGAGGAATCCAGTGAACTGGCAGACGGTATCAGGGTCAATCAATACCGCTTCATTACGATTAAGCATAGAATCTTTCTGTCTGTCCTCAATGATGTAGATATTATCACACTCCTTATAGTAATAGCCTTCAATCCACTCACTACTATCAACACTCTTACCTTTGAATTTGATGGTTCTCATAATATCTAATCTTTGCGTTTCTTTTTTTTTACGCTTCTTCGATGCGCTTTTTTCTTTTAATCTCTCGCTCTATCTTCTCCCTTTCCTGCTGCATCTTTTTCAAACGAATGGCAAGCTTGTTGTCGGTGCCATACTGCTTGATGAGCTGATGCGACTCGTACACCTTTATGTAAACGTAAAAAAGGAGTACGAGGATGTTAAACACCACAATTAAGAGCATTGGCAGAAGAACTAACCACCACGACCAACTGATTGCTCCGCAGAGTTTCATTACGATGAAGGCTACCTGAAGCGATGCCATCATAAAATCAATAATTCCAAATTTCATATCTCGTTTATATATTTTTTTAGTTCTGCATCCAAGCCAAGCACCCAAAGGATATGTTGGAGCTCGTGGACGTATTGAATGTGGCGTAATAAAACCGAGTCGGGCATTTTTTTGTATCTGATGAATACTGCCCAGTCGTTACGTTTACGTTCAATAGCAATATTTCGTTGTAAGAAGTTTGCATATCCTATCAACTTTGTGTAATATACCCTTGATACTCTAACCTTAAACCCGTTCTTTTCGAGAATTTCGGGAGTGATAGGTATGCCTTCAATATTACAGCACCAAGTTCCCCAAGGACCGTCGTCTTCATCGTTGATAGCACTTAGACTGACAACACCTTTTTTATCCTTATGTTCTATCTCGGTACGTATATCGGCAACAGTGCACATGGTGCCTTTCGGAAATATGCAATCGCGGCTTAACCTTACCAGGTCGCCTATTCTTAGATCTTCGGGGTTAATCATTTCTCACCTCCTTTCTTGCTATTCCCTAAATTAAAGTCAAAATCAATTCCCAAACCAAATAGTAAGTGCTGGAGTTGGTGAACATATTTTATTTTTGTTCTAAATACATCGAAAACAAAATAGTTGCCTTCAGGATATAGAAGACATGCACCAACAAAATCCTGCCCATCCCACTTCCATCCGTTCTTCTCCAACATTTCATAAGTTAGGGGAATAGGCTCTACTTCACTGAAATTCACCACGCCATACCCTGATTCCAAAAATAGGAAATTCTCTCTTACCTGCCATATTTGCACATATTTTAATGAGTTATTTCCTATGTATTTGACCCAATCGCCTGGGATGTATTTTTGTCTCATAAGCTTTAATTTTTACGATGATTATACTTCTTCTCCACCAAGGATAATAGTTTTATCACTATATCCTATATCAGTGATATTAATGTTTCTAAACTGCTTTACATTAAATCCAAAACTTCCACCATTATCTATAGTGCTAAATACAACATCAAAATTTGGGTTCTTTAAAAGCAGTTCTGCTAATTCTTTTGCTTTCATACTCTTTACTTTTTTTACGATGATTATACTTCTTTATAGCATCCTTCTTTGAAGCAGCCATAATCTTCACTCCCTTTATGGTGAACTCATGTTGTACCTTTGGCTTACACTTCAGCTTGTCAGAAGGTAAACTAACTTTCGGGGTATTGGGTCTAATACGTGGAATATCAAATGGGGAATTATCTATTTGATAATCTAATTCTGTCTGTATTCCAATCATTGATAATAGTCCACTCATACGCTTTATGTTTTATTTAGATATATCTTCGATGTAGCACCATGTAAAATTCACCCCGGCACACTCGCAGAAGTTGTCCCATTGTATTTCCCTGTCGAAATCTGCAAGGTCTATATCCGTTGTGGTGTTGAAAAGATTGTAGCCTCCTACCGTGTTGTCCCATTCCAAGCCTTTGATGAGGATGATTTTTCCGCTTTCAGGAATTTCATCGTCGGTGTGCCAAAGGGCTTGCTTGAACCATGCAACACCATCCATGAAGGATATTCTCTCCATTTCCTCATGGAATCCTTTATCTGGATTATGCTTGTTGGCTGCTGCCATTATTGCTTTATCGTCTATCATATTACTCTCCTTCACAACCGTCTTGCTCAATAGCTTCAAGGGCTATTTTGTTGTTCTTCATAAATTTCCTGATTTTATCCATCTTTTTATCTCCCTGCTCTTCAGATTTTCTTCTCTGATACGTTTCTTGCTAATGGAATATTTTCGGCATTCATCACAAGGAAATGTTTTCATTTCGTGTTCAAACTCATTTATTCTTTTGAGCGAACAGATAAATCTTTTAACATAGCAAGGGAAGGGGTCATCTGTAACCATAAAACGATATGAATGATTATGAGAACACCAGCTTTTAGAATGTTTCTTTATTATTCTACTATTCATGGCTACTCTCCTTTCTTTATATAATAGTCAAGTATATCTATCATCTTGTCAATAAGCATAAGATACATTTCAAAAAAAAAACCTTTAGTCTTTCCTGTAAAAAGGAAAACGAATGGAGAAATCAGAAAGCATATCGGCAGTCCTATGGCAACATAGACTACCACAGGAAACCAAAGCAGTATTACCAGTATTCTGTATAGTATTTTCATAATTATTTGTTTAGATAGTTATTTCGATGTCCTCTTTGAGAGCAGAGATGAAGTTCTGTAGTTCGTGAACGAAGAATATCTCATATAACACCATTCCGTCATAAGATACTAAGTATTTTTTCGATATGGGATAATACCGAACTTCCGTACAATTAATCTCATTTTCGTAAATGTACCATTCATAACCTTCTTCTTCTACACGGTGTCTGAACTCTTTAAATCCATTCTTTATAAGAAACTCTTTAGTGATTGGGATGCCTTCGATGTCTTCGCACCACATCCCTGTTGGCGTATCTCCCTTTTCTCTATCAAGTTCCAACAAGGAGACGCATCCATTGTTGTTATCTGGAAATGACAGTGCATCGTCTATGCCTACGACTTTACATATTGTTCCTTGAGGTATCATACAACCAGCTCTGCTGACTTTTACAAAATCTCCTATTCTTAGATCTTTTGGTTCAATCATAGTTCTTTTTTTTATTTATTTTTATATCCCAAGAGGGATGATTAGTTATTCCATTATTTTATTCCCCATTCTTTTCTGTAGTTGTATGGCTCAGGAAAGCCTTCTACTGCCTTTTCAGAGATAAAGACCTGTGTCCCATGTGGAGAGTTACAACCCCAAATAACACCACCTTCATTATTCTCAAATGATTTTCTTGTTGAGCTATGTAAAGAATATGTTTTCTGTAAACCGTAGCCTTGACAGCCTTCACCTGCAAAAACCCCTGTATTAAGAATATCTATAGCATACTTCTCAGCTATTACTTCTGCATCATCATATCCTGATGGGACTACAGCTACATGGGCAATGCTTTGAAAACCACGTCCTTCAGTATAATCAAAGTTGTAGTATATAGAATAGTATTCTATCTTATCAAGAATTTCTTTCTCATATTTCTTACATTTTTCTTTATCAAAAAATTCTTTGCCGTCTTTTGCAACATAAACGGTCTTTTTAATCGTCTTTTCTTCCATATTGCTTAGATTTATGTCCTTTGCAGGATGTTAGTTACTTTTCGTCTGCGAGTATGCTTTCCACATACCTTACGACTCTTTCATATTCTCTGCCTGATTTTTCGCTGTCGGCATAGGCTTTTTTAATCAGTTTTTCGCCTGTGCCATAGAAGCATCCGACACTCCACATATTATTAGAGCGTGTCCAGGTAAAATACCTTCCACTACTCCAAAAGTTTTTGAAGACGATGTAGTCTGTATTGTTACAGACTTTTGCATGACCACAAATTTCTGCATTACCAAAAACATGGGAATCATTATATATTTCTGCATAATCATGTACGCATGCGTTACCATATACACTTGCTTCATTATAAATTTTTGCATTGCGATATACATGCGTGTTACCATAAACGAACGCATCACCATATATTTTTGCGTTACCATAAACGTGGGAATCACCATAAATCATGGCGTTATCATATACTTGTGCATTATCACAAACTTCTACGTTATCACATACTTGTGCATTATCACAAAGTTTTGCGTCACCATAAACTTTTGCATTGCTAAAGACTTTTACCTTACCATAGACTTTTGCATTGTCAAAAATCTCTACTTTGTCGCAGACCATTGCATCGCCAAAGATTTCGGCATTACCATAGACTTTTGCATCTCCGTATACTTTTGCGTTGTCATGAACCCAAGCATTACCATCTTGAGAAAGGTTTCCTTCTTTCTTTATCCATCCGCCGAGTTCTCCTTTTTTTATAGAGCCAAAATCTTTTAAAGCCTTTATTCGATGTAACGTATATATTTTATATCGTAGGGTTTCTGATGTCAATTCATATTTGTTCATAGTGCTAATCTTTTATACGGTCTGGAACGTCTGGATGTTCTGGATATTTGTTGTATCTTTTCAGCTCGGCTTCGAGCATTGTGATGCTGCCAAGGTCGATTGTAATCTTGCCGACAAAGTTGATGAACTGGATGATGTCTGGAAGACCAAGGAAAGTGATTTCACATTCGCAGAGATGGAGTGCTTTGCCCCAAATGTGTATCTCCTCTGTCTCATTCAGGAATTTAACCTTGAACCCTGCTTCCAGCAATCGGAATATCAAGGTTCGTTCGACACCCATCAGTCCGTATTCGGGAGGAAGCTGGTTGAGTCTGTATGTTCTCATAAGGCTTTTTTTTTATTTTATTCCGTTGATGTGACGCTGGAGCGCCTGGATGATACCGGCAGACTCGTAGAGCTTGTCAGTGAGACGCTTATCCAGTTTATTGTATTTCTCCTTCAGTCTTCCGTTCTCCCCCATTATGCGGTTGAGAGAGACGAGGAGGATGATGTCTGCTACGAAGAGGCAGGCGATGATGAAAATTAGTAGTGTTGTCATTGTTCCTGTAGTTTTTCGATGTATTCCTTTTCGATGTATTCTCTTACTTCGTCGCTACTGGCATTGGCGAGCAGCTTTTCCTTGTTCTCGACTATCACCTCTCCGGCTATGTCGTTGAGGACGTCAACATCCGAAGCCTTCTTGGTGAGGATTTCCATTGCAAGGCGGAAATCATGGTCATCGCTGACCGCCCTTGTCACGTCTTCCGGGACGAGATATGCAAGGAGATCATTCCACGTCCGCTTGATGCCGTGCATGGAAGCGAAGGCATATTCCTTACGTACATCTACACTGTACTGGATTCTCTGCGCTTCGAACTGCATGTCGAAGGTCGTCTCTGCGAGATAGAGGACACCGTAGGCTGCGATGGCATAGGAAATGGCTTCACGTTCAGGCACCTGTAGCCGGGTAAGCACGTTGTATGCTGCGAAGCGGAGCATACAACGTGCTTCTGCAACCAGTCCTGGTACTTGTCCTGCAGGATGTAGTTCAGCTCCTCCACGTCCTTGTTTAGGAACATGGAGCGGCGTGTCTTCTCATACAGGTCGTATGCCTTGCTCGCCTTGTTTGCCAGTTGCTTCACCTTCTGCTTGTAGAGAGGTGAGCGTTTCAGCCTATCCATTGCATCAAAGATGGCGAAGCCTGCCTGGTCGTTGACGAGGAACAGGAGGCAGCCTACACTGTCGCAAGCGTTCTGATAGTTGATTCGCTTTGCGATTAGCTCTGTGTGTTGCCTTCTGCAAGTGAAGCGAGCCTGCGACAGTTGGCTGCTTGTGCTGACATTCAGCACTTTTTTCGGCTTACGTATGTCAACCTTTATGTTGCAGTCCTTATTTTCCAACGAATTTTCCATAAGAGAGTTTTTCTACCTTCTGTGTCAGTTCATAGTTCTGCTTGTTGAGTCTGTCTCTTTCGGCTCTCGCCTTGCCTATGTTGACATAGGCAGTGATTAGCGAAAAGACCAGTATGGCAGCAATCCATACGTAAGGGAATCGGCGGATGCTTGCGTCGATCAGTCTGCCGATTGACGCGACGGTCAGCCAGATGCCCTTTGCAATTAGTTTCAGGCCCTTGCGCAATGAGGCAGAGGGAGTGAATGTAATTGTCTGTTCTGTCATGACTGATATCATTTACGGACGAAACCGGGAACGCTGACTATGAATCCCTTGTCATTTCTGACACAGCCGGGATGCCCGGTCGCAGGAGCGACAAGGTCGGTGCGGTCACTCGCAGCCAGCACCATTGCACTGACTATATAGAGTACTCCATCCTTCGGCGCCGGAAGACCGAGCACTTCTCCGTACTTCACGGAGCACACTCCATCTGAATCAAAATCCGTAAAAGAGTTGCTTACTCTTGCCACACCAACGGAGCCATATGATGTACCGTTGTTCAAAGTTATTGTGTGTGGTGTGTAGTTGTAAAATGTTGTTGGTGTCATAATCGTATTTTTTAGGTTATTGATATTTAATAACCCCTTGCCACAAACAGGTAGGAGTTGAATGTAATGTCACTCGACGCACGCATCGTATATCTCGATTTCGTCACCTCTGACGATACATGTGCCGACACGGTCTATAAATCCCCGCAGCTCTCCCAGTGTCCCGATAGATATCCTCACATCGTCCACGTAGCGTTTGCCACCCTTAGTCCACTCTCTGCCGAATGCACTGATGGCATAGCCTTCTGCCTTCAGCTCGTCCACGAGTCTGAGTTCGACGGCATCCCATCCGGACGATGCTTGATTCAACTTGTAGCGCGCCATTGCACTGCCCATTCTCCTCTTGCTATACGAAGCGAAGAGTATATTGTCTTCGACATAATCAAGGGATTGTAACACTGCATTGCCGTTTCGAGGACTTTCTTGGGCAAACTCCAATATATCTCGAAGCAGGTCCTTCAGCTCTCCTTCGGTCAGTCCGCTTAACAACTCATCTGTGTCCAATGTCACTCTTGTATCTACTTGCATAGTGTTATTCAGTTTTTATGGTGTGCCTCACCTTTTAATTAAAAAAAAACGACAACCATTATCGTTCATCTGATGGTGCAAAGATAAAGTTATTTTCTTTAATTTGCAAATATTTTAATGTTTATTTTCACCGCATTGCCTGTTTTTTTTGCTTTCTTTACAAAACGGATTGGTTTCACCTCTTTTATTGAAATATTCTTCTTCGGACACCTCAACCATGACATCACCAGTTGCCAGATGCTGCTTGTCCCTTGCCATAATCAGCAAGTTGCGATAAGGTATCCTGTTGACAACCTCATCATACGTCAGATTAAGAGCCTCCATGAATGATGCGATTTGACCGAGCAGACAATCGTTCCCGACTACCTCGGTTTCGCTTTTGCTATCAACTTTTGGAGACTCATTGACAAAGTTGATAGCCTCAAAAAATCCTGCGTATCGATAAGTTTGACTGCGGTCTCTATTCCATCAGTAACCTCTTTCAACGGTGCATCCTTGAACACCTCAGCCAACGACAGGTCACCTTTCACGAACCAGGACAGGGCCTGCGCTGCACATTCTATCCTTTCGGTATCCAGTTCAGCACTGTCTTCCTTTTTAAGTTCCACGAGGAATCTCGCAGCCCCGGCTATCGCACGTATTGTCGGTGGTTTGACCGCATAGGGTCTGCCGTTGACCAATATATATTTCGTATCATAGCCGAGCAGTGAGTCGGCTACCAGTTTTGCTGCATTCATAGTGATAAAATATAAAAGGGGCAAGCATATACTCAGCTCACCCCTTTGGTTGTTTATTCATTCTAACCCTCTACCGCCGCAAAGCGGTATTCCGAAGCAACACCTGCGGTATTGCTCTCAAGGCACACCGCTGTAATTCCAAGACCGAGGTTCTTCTCCTGCTGGTCTGTCTTCGCAACGACACTTGCGTTTGAGAATACAATATAGTTGCCGGTCTTCGTCTGTGCGATAAACGCCTTTTCCACATTCTCCAGGCTGTCGTCATCCGCTTTCCAACCTATAGGATTAGAGGTGTCTTCAATGACAGTTCCTCCCTGAAGATCTGCCAATTGCTTGAAGTCGTAGACACCCATGGTAAACGTGATTGTCTTGGCACCATCACTGACCTTGTCACGATAATAGGTTTTTCCATTCAGCTCATTCTTGTATTCCGTCACATCGGGATCATCCTGTGAATAACCCCAGGTTCCGTCATGGGAGTTGGTGACTTTCGTAAACGTGGCTCCCTCTACCAACGCCTTTATGGCTGCGACGTTCTTCAAGTCGGCAGTCAATGGCGGGCCGTACCAGATATTCTTAATTCCAATAAAAGGTTTCATTCTATTTTACGTTTAAGATTTCGAACAATAATTGTATATGGACATAGTGACACTGCAAACTTGCATCTTCTTCTACGGAATGTTTCTGCACGGAATACCTGTACCAAGTTCCAAAGTAACAATCCGCAACACCTTCGTCATACATCTTCAAAGCCTTCATTTCAAGACATTCAAGTCTCTTGTCGGCTTCACCGGCGACATCGGGAAGGCATATATTCACTTCGACAAAGAGTTTTGAAAAGTACTTGCCGGTGCTTTCCTCTTTCGGAAGAATGACCACCCTGCCACACCTTTCTATCGGTGCGTCGGGAATATGCCCCTTCAGATAAATCGGCATACCGAGACGGATACTGTCAACGGCGATTATCTCACCGGCTTTTGATGTCGTTATCATTCAATTCCTCCATCAGATATTTAACACCACTGTCAATGACGTTGAACCCTTTTGACTCGACCGCCGAAGCGTATTCCGCCCGGTTGCCAAGGGTCAGTCCGTCCGTTGTAACCTCGTAATAATTCGAACCTCGCAAATGTCCGGTCCTGTTTCTGTAGTCACCTTCCTCCACATTGCGCCGGACCGCATTCTCTCCAAGCTCCGTCAACCGTCTTTGGACTTCACGCATTCCATCAGAAAAGAAGGCTTCAACATCCGTTTTCAGGTCAGACATACAAATTCATATAATTAAGATAGTTACACTTGTTGACAACGGTTACTTTCCCTTCTGCCCTAACCGTTCCGTCCTGTTCGAGAACACGTATCTTGTCACCCGGCTGAACGCTGCTCTTGTCACAGACTATATGGTATTGCGGAACATACTCCCTGCCGTTGACAGTGACAGGATGGTTGATGCCATTGTCATCACATCTGCATCTTCCGACCAGAAGCCACCGGCTGAAGTTATCCAATATCCTGTTGAACTCGTCCCTCCGCTGTACGGAATCTTCTTTATATAGGAAATGAGGTGCATAGAACATATTACCACTTATTTGTCGCGTCCCTTATAGAACTGTATCCAAGTGAAGCAAGAACTTCGGGGTTTTCTTCAACGTCATGTTTCCTGCACAACGAACGGTAAAGCCACAGCAGCTTGCTTGTGTCCCAAGAGACGGAGAACCCATTTTCATTTACAGATTTCATAGATGGTGTCAGTATCTTCCATTCAAGAATGGTTATCATTGCCCGCTCTATGTCATCCATTCCGCAGTACTCAAGACCCATATCAATATCTCCACCGGCCAACAACAAGTCAGCCTTAGTAAGCCCCAGACCTTGAAACTGCTGCAATATGAATTCCCCATTAGTCATAATTCACTCCTTTATCAGATTATGGCATTCAGCTTTTCCTCCGCTTCCTTGATTGATTTCTCTTTCTCGGAATCGGTGTCAACCTGTACGCCTTCTGCCTTTGTCGTATTCTTATTCTTTGCTTTCGGCTTCTCGGAATCGACGTCAACCTGTACGCCTTCTGCCTTTGTCGTATTCTTTTCCTTTGCTTTCGGCTTCTCGGTAGAGACGTCACCGGGTTTGTCGCCAGTGACAGTCTCCGCGAGTCCCCTTGCGCAAAGGTCGGCAGCACGTTCCTCTTCAACTTCAAAGACCTCACCGACTTTGTGTTCGATGCGGAAATTGAACTTGTCGTGGAAATCACTTATAACCTTTATCTGTACCATTATCCCTGAACTTGTGTTGAGTTAAGTGTATAAATCTGATCCACGTTGCTGAGGATAGGAACGACCATGGCCTGTGAAGCGGTAAATTCACGCAACGGGTCATTCGTTGAATAACGGCTTGCCAGTATATACTGCTCGGCAGTCTCGTAAGTGACGCCATTTACAGGTCTTGTAGCCTCAGCACAGTTCGTCCAAACCAAGTCACCCAGGTTGTCGGAACAGGTGAATGTCGCCACACCCTTAGCCCATGGCTTGTGGTTCTTGCGGACACCGTTCAGCTCGGTCTTGATGGTGCGTGCAACACGGTGCAGAGTGATACCCCACTTCGTCTGAAGCACTTGTCCGGCTTTCTCAAAGTCAAGTACAGGCACATTCGTTGTTCCGCCAAGTGCAACGCCGTTGTTGAAGGCGTACTGGTTGCGTACCTGTGACGACTTATAGAAATTGTTGAGCCATGTGTCATCAGCGAATATGTCGGTGATGTCGTTCTGGTCATTCATCGCCTTGTCGAAGACCTGCTGGATGTCATCAAGAGGAGTGCTTGCGGTAATGTCCTCCTCCCATTTCTTTTTCACACCGAACTGGTTCTCACTCTTGAACTTCACGTCGATGCGGACACCTGTTCCTGTCGAACGCTCCGAAACACCGACACCGGTTGAAAGCTCAGAGAGGAACATATCCTCAATACGCTCATAAACGGCCGTAATGACGCGTGGAAGGTCGGCGAACATATTCTGTACGATTTGCGGAGTCGGATTCTGAAGCGCAATCATGGCATCGATATCCTTCATCTGCTTCTCGGTCAGATAAAGCTTCATACCGAGCTTAGGTATCGTTCCGTTGGCAACCTCGATGGCATCACGGGACTTCAACGGCAGCTCACTGTCAAGAGCCACAATGTCGGCAGCCACACGTGTATATTCCGCAAGGATGGAACTCCAACGGCCGTCATTAGAATATTTCGGTGTAAGGAACTGGCGGAACATATATGTTAGCGCATTCGCCCCGACACGTTTTTCATTCAACAACTCAACGGTACTCCTCACCAACTGGGGAAACCACTGCTGGGTATATTCATAATAAATAGACTTTTCCATATTTACGCCTCCTCGTCATTTGTGAATTGAATACCTTTCACCGCCGCCTCAAAGGCATCCTTTATGGCTGTCATGTCATAAGGAACAAGTGCGATGTTTACCTTTCCCGCATCCATTATGCTCGCTGCGGGCTGCGAGGCCAAGATTGAACGGTAAAGAACACCAGCATAGGTATGCGACTCCGGGAGGGTGCCATACTCATACTCCTGTGTTCCATCCGACTGCGGTGTGCCCTTTTTCACGATAGGCATTGGCTTGTATACGCCTTCACTGCTCTTTATTATGACATGTCCGGCCAAAATGGACTTCAGCGGATATGTACCAACATCCAAAGTCCTGCCGCCGGGAATGTCAGAGTAATGCGCGACGATGACCACCGAATCGTTGCCGAATTCAACCTTCTGTACGTTTGCAGTCAAATCTTGCTTCATTTTCTCTACTTTTTTTAGTTACACAACAGTTTGGCCACACTGTCGGCTTCCTCCTTTGAAACCGTGTGATTGCCCGTATGCAGACCGAAACCACCCGACGCTCTCTGTTCCATCGCCTTGTAGTTGCTTGCCATCTTGGACAATGTATTGGTGATTGCATCATCATCGGCTTCGTCCGGGATGTTGATACCCTCGTCAATACGGAATTGCGGAATGCCCAGTTCCTTGGCCTTGGAAACGATTTTCTCATGACGGATGCGCTGGGCTTCTTCTACAGCCTTGGCTTCAGCCTCGGCTTTCATCTGTTGGATTACCTTGCCCTGCTCTTCCTTGTCCTTGTTGAGCTTGGCGACCTCGGCGTCGAATTCACTGCTTTTCGCATCGAAGCTCTCCTTCATGGACTTGACAAGATCCATAAGCTCCTTTCTTTCCGCTTCAGCCTGTTTACGTTCTTCCTTCGCTCTCGCCAAAGCCTCCTCCTGGGCTTTCTTGAAATACTCGGGAATCTCATTGTCCTTTTTCAAGGCTTCAAGGCGTTTGCGCTCTTCATCCTCCTTTGCCTTCTTTTCTTCAGCCTCCTTCTTGGCTTTTTCGGCTGCGGCCTTCGCTGCGGCTTCTGCCTGTTTCTTGGCCTCCGCCTCCGCCTCAAGTCTGGCTTTCTCCTGTGCAGCCGCCTCGGCTTTCTTCGCCTCAGCTTCTGCCTGTTCTCTCTTCAGACGCTCTTCAATGGATTTGGATGCGTCATTGACACGCTTGTCGTTGAGCTGCTGAAGTCTTGACAGATAGGTTGATTGCGCATCGACAACAGATTGCAGATTATCCTCCGTAACAAAACCGAGCGCAGCCAGTGCTTCGGCATGTGCCGAAAGAATGTCACTCCCTAACCCAAGTGGTGAATATTTCTGTTTTAGGGCTTCGAAAATCTTTTCTTTCATATATTACTTATTAATTATTTTGACACAAAATTAAACAAAAACAAGTGTGCCAAACCCCTGTCATACAAAAGGTTCGGCACACTTTCCCATTTGTGCATAAGAAAGCCCAAAGACGGTTGTCCTTGGGCTCAAAGCGGTTCACAGACTTTTCAAGCGTCCCTATAAGGCAGGTGTCGCAGGTTCGAATAAAGACGGTCACCCCAATAAGTAAAGCCTCCAAAGGTCGTTATCTCACCGTCCTTCATAAAGGCGAATTTTGAATTGCCGATAATGGCATCGACGACATGCCGCATTTCGGGTGAGTCAAATCCGAACAGCCTTACGGCGGGCATTATATAGCCTCTGAACGCCGCCTCACTGTCTGTTATGTCACCCTTTGTAGGTATCGTCAGCACACCATTGTGGGCAAACCAGATATCATCTTCTCTGAACGGATGGCAATTGCGTTTGCGTACCGTGCCGGTTGTCGCATATCTAAAATGGATTATTACATTTTCGTTCTTCGGGACTTTGTGAAAACGCTTCAGAAACGCTTCAAAATTGACGGTCTTGTAGTTCATAGTCTCCGACACGAATCCGAAGCCATGCGGATTATAAATGGCCATACGGCGCAGCTCACCATCATTAGGGCGACTGCCGTTTCTCTTACATATACATATACAACACATAATGATTAGGTTTTGAATTGTTAATAGGATCGTTACAAAGGTACGCCGGTAACGGCGCACCCTAAATATTCTCACTCAGCCGAGAAGTGATTTATACGGCTTTTGAAGAATGCCTTCTCAGTATTGTTCAAGAACGGCACATCATCTATGTCTCTGACAACATCGGGCAACACGTTGTCTTTTGACCAGTTCACCAGCTTTGCGCAGAATTTCACCCACATCTCTATCTTGTGATAGTTAGTAGTACCCTGATGCTGTCTGAACTCGATTGTGCGGTGACGCTCATATGACACCGGGTTAACCTTGAAGTAACGGCTACGTAACATTTGTGCAACTACATATATTTCATGCACGTTGCTGAAATCGAAACATGCAAGGCTTTTTGCATAATAGGCGTCATCTCCACGGCGTGATTTCGCCATAAAGCTGTCTATCAAGCCCTCCAGTTTCTGATAGTTTCTGAAGACGTTCACATACTGCTCACCGGTAAGTCCGTTAGCACCTATATGGACGTGAAGTCCGCATGTTCTGTTAACCTTCGCACCGGCGTCAGAAAGGGCGGTGCAAGTGTTCTTGAGGCTTTCAAACCCCTTGGCACCACGCAATACCGGTGATACACACTCTATACCTCTGCCGTCTTCTGTTCTTGACGCCATCACAGAACTGTCGGTTACGAATTTGTAACCAGTCGTACTATCGGCGTGTGTATAGGCACCGAAACGAACATTGGCCTGCAAAGGTATCTCCCTGTTTGACACCTCGCTCTGCAGGCGCTCCCAATTAGAGATGCACTCTATCTCTACACCGAAGGTGAAACTGAACCTTTGTGCCTTCGGCATAGCCACAGGGGCGTTAAAGAAGCGCCAAACATCGGCTTTGCTCAATCCGAGCTTTACCAGTGTCTCAACCTTCTTTGCGGTTGGCATAGAGGCTTTCTTTACCTCTTCTATTATGTCATTAAGTGACTTACTTTCGTTCGCGAACTCAAAACCATTCTGTTTCATAATGGTAACTCAGTTTTTATTTTATTCTTGCGGTGGCATCCGCAAGGTTAAGTTTAAAATGTTGTTCTTTAAATGAACACTGCAAAGATATATAGTATTTTTAATACCACAAAGTATTTTATCTAAAATCTTTAATATATTTACATTGTTTAACCGACATCTATTGATTTAAATATTTTGTTAACAGATATTTACCATTTTAGATATTCTCGGCAAAAATCTTTTGTCTGTTTGAGAAAAATTCATACCTTTGCATACATATTATATATATAAGATATTAGATACCTATTATTATGAACATTCAAAAGAAGATACGTGAACGTGGTTTCACACTGGCGCAAGTCGCCGCGCAACTCACCAACCAACGAGGAGGCAAGGGGATTTCACAAGGAGCGTTAAGCACTGCCTTGAACGGCAATCCTTCCATTGACAAGCTACAGGAGATAGCCGACATCATAGGCATGTCTTTGTCCGAATTGGTTTCAGACAGAAGTCCATACTCCATAAATGCCATTATCCGTTATGGTGACAGCTACTATGAAGCCCGAAATATCGAAGAGCTGAAAAAGGTGGTAAAAAAAATAGAGGAAACCGACTGATTCCCTCCATTACATTCCGCTATTCAAAGAGCTCCTTAAAGGGGACTCCCAATATCCCGGCTATTCTTTTATACATTTTTATTGAGCCGGAGTTGCGTTCCTTTACAAGGGCGTTGACGTACTGCACGCTGACCCCCATTCTTTCAGCAAGGTCTTTTTGGGAAAGGCCCTGCTCTGCAAGTATTTCATTTATCCTTATCATCTTATCTGTTTTTTTTCGCAATAGACGACATTCCCTACTATGGTGTCGTTATAGCCATAATTACGTATTATTTCTGTTGCTTTCGTGTTCAGGGGCAGACCGTATAACTTGCCTTCTTCGTTAGCGACAAGAATCTTGTCACCCAAGAAAACCAGTTCTATATAACCGCCCACTACGGCTTGAAGTTCCTCAAGTGAGAAATCCGTGCCGTTTTTCGGATACACATCCGTTGTCTTACCGTTCGTATAAATTATCTGTGCCATATGGAAAATGCAGTTTATCAGGTGTGCCTCACCCATGAAAGAGAATATATTTTATCGCTGCAAAGGTAAAGAACATTTCTTTAATATCCAAATTGCAACGCATTTATTTTCAATTTACGCCTTAAATTCTATGTCCTACGTGCCATTTACAGCATTCGCTACATTGATAGGCGACGACACCTGACGCCTGGAGTTTCGGGTGCAGTGCAATGTATTCCCAAGCCTCGTCTTCGCTTTCATAAGCCTCCTTCTGCTTGAAGCTGTTCCCTTTTCTTGTCCAGTGCTCCGGGTTGGGACGGAAAGTATGAAACGGAGCCTTGTTCCTGTATCTTCTACGCATCTGCATTGGCATCGGTTTTACGGTTACACGGATTCTGCTCTACGAACTTGGCACTTATCTGGCAGAACGTCCGCCTCGTGTTCATCTTGTACGTTATGCCGTTCCCCGTATAGGTCAGTCTGAATATCTCATCCGATACAGACGGAATTGAAAGTTCCATAACCCCTGCGTACAATTCATTGAAAAAGGCTTTCTTCTTCTCTTGGAAATCCGACCTGTCATTTCCCTGGACTGTGAACATGAGGGTCATTTCCCGGCTTTGGAAACGCCTGTTGTCAAAAAGCAGTCTCTTTCCGTTCTGCGTCCGGCTTTCATTCTCCACGAAGTCCTTGAACTGGAGCGGTTCGAAAAGGGTATCCAGAAAACCTTCACCAATTCTGACGCCCCATGTCTCCAAGGCATCTTTCCCGTTTATCAGCAATTCATTTTTCATATTACAAGTTTTTGGTATTCTCCTTTATCTTTTCAATATTCTCGTTCATTCCCCTGCCGTATTTGACAAGCATTGAGGTATTCTCATTTATTCCACGTACCTCAAGATACAGGTTGGCAAGGATAGTACGCGTCTCGTCGGCAGTGCCGGATATACGCAAGGCCAAGGCGTTCGTATTCTCAAGCGCAGCGTTCACTGTGGTTATTCCATCGCTCAAAGAAGCGGTGTTGGAGACGATCTTTTCACCCGCAATCTGCAATGCGGTAAACCTGCCGTTCAGTTCGCTTGCTTGGTCCTGCGTCATGTTTGATGCGGTGTTGGAACTTGTGTTCTGGCTCGCCGATGTTCCATCGTACCCTGTTATCGCCGCCGCCTGATCACGCAATTCCATACCTTTCTGGACATATCCCTGATATTCCTGTTTCAATTCCGCTATCTCCGCATCGTCAAGCACGTTGTCACTTTCCGCATACTCAGCCCATTTCTTGTAGAAATCCTGCAATTCTTCATCCATTATGTCACTGATTTTTGCATTCAGGACAGACTGCATAAGCATTTCGCTGAAGCTGTCCGAGAAATCCTGTGCAGTTTTCGACATATCCATCAGTTCGCTGACGAAATTGCTTCTCATATTGTCGAAAGTCGTTCCCGTAAGGGCTTCTTTCAGAGAGTCGGCAATCTCTTCCATCTGCCCGGCGAGGTCGGCATAGTTTTCCCAATATTCCGACTTGTCGTATTTTCCGGCATCGGTAATGTATTTCCATTGCTCCAGGTTATACGTACGGATATAATCCATCTGCTCCGGTGTCAGCTTGTATATATCCTCCAAGGAACCGACTCTGTCAAGCGTCGTGTCTTGGGTCGGATTTTTGGTCTTGTATCTTGAAAGCGTCTCGTTTATACTGTCATAATCCTTTTCTTTCAGATTCCAGTAGTAAGCGTTTGAACGATGTGCCCCATGATACGCCATCTGTGTACGGAGTATATCCATGGTCTGCTCATTGATTTGCTGTTGGTCTTCCTTTGCCATTCTCGCTGTGTCAATGGCTTTCCAACCACTTTGCTTCGACAGTTCATTCTTCAGGTTATCAACGGATTTCTGCAAATTCTCATTCGATTTCGTAAGTTTTTCCGTTTTTTCCGCCACCTGTTTGGCATTCGAGTTCTGAAACCAGTCAGCAGGGCCGCCGGAAGACAGGGCACCGAAAGAAAGGATGTTGCCGAGTCTGCCCACGATATTGTTCACCAGACCACCTACACCTTTGACGACAATGGCTTCAAGCATATGGAATATGTTTTCCGGCAGGTCAAGTATAGTATCTATCAAGTTCCAAACGGTATCGAGGATGGTGTCCACCAAATCCGACAACCATTCGAACTTCAGCAGTTCGGTAAACGAGTCCAGTATACCTGTGACAAAGTTTTTTATGGGATCCGCGAGTTGGAGTATCATCTGCGGTATCTTTACTATAAACCCGACCATCTGCCCCAGTCCGCTTGAAAGAACACTCTCCAGACCACCTCCAATAGTGTCAAACACACTCCCGATAGTCCCAGAAATCTCCGTGCCGATACCTTCACCGATTGCAGGTGCAACCGCATCAAACGCACCCTTCATCGCGTCAATGTTCCCGACTGCACTTTGTATGTCGGAAAAGCCATTCAAATTCTTGAAAACCCCACCTTTGGTATTTAGGGCCTTTGTCAAAGCGGAAGAGTAATTCTTGACTTCGTCGGTCTTGTCATTCAAATCGTTGCCCTTGTTGCGCATATTCTCGTTTGCCTTCGCGGCCTTTTCGGATGCTTCTTTCTGCGCTTTCAATATTGCATCATATTGCTCCTGTGATATTTTACCCGCATAAAGATCCTTTTTCGCCTGGGTCGTGTTCGCTTTCGCCCGCTTCTCTTCCTCTACTGCGGCATCAAAATCGGTGACGGCGTCATTGAACTCCTTCATTGCAGTGCTAAGGTCTTCCCATGTAGTAGACTGGTCTCCGACATATTGTCTGAGCTCGTTGATGAGGTCAACGGCTTTCTGCTGCGTGTCCGTATCCGCATTCTGGAACTGGTCTGTCTTTGTATAAGCCTTAAGTTGCTCAAGCATCGGCTTCAGCATCTCCGTACTGATGTTGCCGACACCGCCAAGAAGGGCTTTCCAATCTATACCCTTGCTTATACTGCTGAATTCAAAATTCGCAAGTGCCTTCTCCTTGTCTTTCTGCAAGGACAGCCTGTCACCTTCAAACTTCGCATTTTCTATCTTTTCATTGTATTCAGCCTCTATCGCCTCACGCTGCTGCATAAGCGAGCCATTACTTTTGATATAGTCACGCATGGATGCCAGTTCTTCTTTCCTTGCATCCATGACCTGCTTGTCATAATCCTGTTTGGCTACACTGCGTGCTTCAGAGAGGGCGGAAGACTGTTTGCCCGTCAGGCCGTTCCTGTCAGTCTTTGTCCCTGCCTTTCTGTTTTTGTCCTTGAAATCATCCTCCTGCTTCTTGATTTCGGCAAGACGCTTGTCATAGCTGTTCTTCAACTGTTCAAGTTCCTTGTCAAGCCCGTCTTTCTGCAATGCAAGCCGTTTGTCTGAGTTGGACTGCTCCAGTTTTGTCAATGCATCTTCAGCCGATTTTCTTGCGTTTTCACGTTTGTTTCTTTCCGTTTCGGCTTTCTTTGCCGCAGCTTCCCTCTTGTTCTTGTTTTTTTCGGCTTCCGCCTCTTTCTTTTCCTTTTCCTTTTGTTTGGCGTCCGCATCCTCTTTCCTTTTTGTCAATATTGCATTAATCTGTGCGGCATACACTCTATTTTGGTCGGCAGTCCTGTATTTTCCGTCCGTCCCCTTTACCACCAAACTCCTTCCTGTTTTGGTTTTATGCCCATCTTGATTTTCTATCGTAGGCTCCAGTCCGGCAAGGATTTTCTGAAGCTGCGCCGTTGTCATTTTCTTCAATTCCTTTGGGATACTCTTATCGTCATATTCAACTTTCAATTTCAAATGATAAGTATTCTCCCATTTTTTTATCAAGGCTTCAGTATGTGATGTCAAATCCTCAATTGACATTTTAAGCAGCTTATTCCTGTACGCTGCCTGCTGCCCCTTGTCGCTCCAGTCCGTAACACTGCCCGCCGCTTTGTTGATTGTATTTATATTCTTGTTGTAGACCGTGTCGAGGGAATACAGACTGCTCGCAAGCTCCAAAACGTGCGAAGCGAGCGCAATTGATTTTTCAGATGTCAGTCCGAATGACTTGCCGACATCCAACATCCGTTTATATACATCCTCGGAGCCCTTTGCGTAATCATCGGCGGAGATTTTGCCATCCTTGAGTTTCTGGTTCAATTCGCCGAGCTTCACCAAGTCCTCGTCAGGTACGACCGCCCTTATCGTTGCGGTGATCACGTTAGCGTTGTCACTGTCTATGTCATCCTGTATGCCTTTCCACAACTCTTCCTTGCTGTTCTTGTAGTTGTCGGCCGCAGTCTGGATAGCATTGGCTTTCTGCTGTTCAACCGACTGGTTGATGATAGCCTGTGTCAGGCGATTATGCATTTCCTCGCTTGTAGCCATCTTCTCGGAATTCTTGTCAAGTTCAATTCCGTAGTCCTCATATATCTGCGTAAGCTGGCTCAACGCGTCCTTGTGTGCTTTCGTGTCCTTGTCGGTATTATTGATTATGGAGTAAAGCGAATTGACCTTATTGACGGTGTCGGATGCACTGTCTCCGAATTCCTTGGACATTTCCGCAGCACTCTCTTCTTCATCAGAGAACATGGACAATGCCGTTACCGCCGTCATGGCGACAGTCGCAATGGCAGTGATAGGATTGGTCATCAACGCCGCTTTCAGTCCGATGAACGCACCTTTCACCTCATTCACCGCCGCCGTCAGCATCATCTGCGCCGTTGCGTTTGCCCTGGTCCACACGGAATTCAATTTCTGCGACAATGTCGAGCCTTTGACGGCAACGGTATTGGTCTGTGTCGCAAGCGTGTTGCCCTTCGTGGAAACAGTATCGATGTTCTTCTGTATCGCGGCCCGTTGGTCCGCCAAAGCACCCTGTTGCGTGGACAAGGTGTTCTGCTTTTCACTAAGGGTATTTATCTCGGTCGCTGCTGTATCCCTTTGTTCCACGGCTGTCGCATTCTCCTGTGCCAATGAAGCCATCTCATCAGCCATGGATGAGATATCCCCGGCATCGGCACTCGCATCCGCCAAATCCATAATAGCCTGTATTTCATCCACACGGTTCTGGGTGCGCTCGATGATACTTTCCGCCTCCTCCTTGTTGGCCCTTGCGTTAGCCAATGCCGTGTTTACGGTCGAAAGCTCCTCCGTAACATTTGTATATTGGCTGTCTACCTGCTTGAATTTTTCCTGTTCAGTCCTCAACTGGCTCTGACGGGTTTCCTCTACCGATGCTTCAAGCAGCTCCTTCTTCTTCAATATTTCCTGCTCAAGTTCCTCGCTTATCAGCCCCTCTGCCTTAGCGGTCTCAAGCGTAGTCTTCAGTCTTTGCTCATCGATGTTGAGGCTTACGGTGGTACCATCATCACTTGTCTTCAGTGAAGTCTGCTCCCGTATGTCTTTCATCACCGACTCACGGTATGCGGTTTTGCCTCCGTGCAGGTCATAGCTCTGCTTCAGGGATTCCTTCTTGGCCTTATCCATCTGTCCCAAGCCGTCATTGAAATACGACACAGCGGCTTTCTGCTGCGCATTCCTTATTCCTGCGGTGGCGATAAGCGAAGCCTTGTATGTCCCGACCGCAGCGATTGCCGTAAGGATGACTTTGCCGACCGTCTGCCAGTTCTCCACAAGACTGCCGACCAAATCTATACCTTCGTTGATTACGCCCTCCTGTGACTTGCCCATTTCATTGAACATCTGCGACACTGCATCCTCGATATTGGATATGCGGCCTACAAAGGTTGCAGCCTGCTTTTCCATAAGACCACCGAAGCGGCCACCTTCCGATGTCATCGACTCAATGGCTTTCTTCACCTGGTCAGCACCGACCTTACCATCGGTCACAAGCTTGCCGACCTGTGACTCTGCGACCCCGAGCTGCTTTGCAAGCTCTGCCGCCAACGGAATGCCTCGTCCCATGAACTGGCGCAAGTCCTGCGTATACAATCGTCCCTGCGTCATTGTCGTTCCGTAAAGATACACAAGGTCCCCCAACGGCAACGAAAGTCCGGCCGCAATGTCTCCAAGGCGGACAAGAGTGTCATTCACCTCGTCCGCTGACGTTCCATAGGCAAGAAGCTGCTTTGCTCCGTTCGTTATGCCCTGCATGTCAAAAGGAGTCTTCGCTGCCGTGTTTATCAGCTGCGTAACGAGCTCCTGTGATTTCTGCGTATCACCGAGCATTGTATCAAACGCCATTTCCGTCTGCTGGAACTCACCCCTTGTCTGTATCATCGTACCTATAAGCTGCTCAAGACCGAGACCACCCATAAGCATGCCGCTGATACCCAAAGCATCGTTTCTCAGACGTCGGAATGCCCCCAACACCACATCCGTTGCACTGGGCAAGTCCTCGCCGATGCGCTGCGCCGCTGATGAAGATGCATCCGCAACACTCTTCAATGCAGAAACGGAAGATGCGGAACTTGTCACGATACCACTTGAGAAGAGTTTCTGTTCGGTCTGTAATTCCACGACCCTCTGCTGTGCCCCAACAAGCCCCCCGGCTAAATCCTGCAATGCTTGTTTCTCATTCTTTATGCTCGCGGACTTGTCTATGATGCCAAGTTTTATCGCCGCCTTGTCACTTCCAGATGCGGAAGTGAGTTTTTGCTTCAAGGAAATTATATCAAACGCAAGCTGCTCTATACGCTGCTTGGTGACATACATATTCTGTTGGTATTTCAACACCTCGGCATTGGCGGCATTGAGACTGTCACGGAACTGTCCTTTGGTTACCGCAGCCGCCTTCGCCGCTGCATCACACATGTCGTTAAGCTTGCGTTTGGCGGTTACAAGCTGGTCGGAGACCCGCTCCATACCGTCTATGTCGGATGCCGCCTCAAGTGACTTCAGCTCTGCCTCCAGACGTCTTACTTCGTTCCGGCAGGCAATGGCCTCATCATAGTCGGCCCTTACTTTGAATAACAGTTCTGCCATATATCTTTTTCCGACAAAGGTGAAAAAAGATACGGACAAAATTAAAAATACCGAACGTTCATACGCTATACTTTCAAAATAGTGCCGGATTACTGTTCCTTTGTAAAGATGATGCCTCTCTCCATACACTCACTGAACGGCGGAACGGAAGGTGATATACACCCCCACCGTGAAGTGTATTGTCCGAATATTGACTTTTCTCCCTTTTTCTGTGCCGCATATTTACGGAACTCATGCAGGAAGCAGCAGCCCACACAGCTATATTCTTTGATTTTCGGTTTCTCTTTATACATATCGGTTATTAATAATGTATTTCGCAGTTTTTTGAGACGTGCCTCGTCTTTTGTTAGATTAGTGTTTAATACCGGTTATGTCAAGAACATCCAGGAATCTGTCGTCATACCATTGTATCTGTGTCTGGTTCGGGCATTCGGGACTGACAACGTTCTCGCCATACTGGGAGTGCTTGTCCGGCAACCATGCCCACTTGTGGATTTTGCCTGTACGTCCCTCGCGCGTCTTGCGTTCTATGATGCCGGACTTCTCAAGAACCTTGTTGAACGCTGCACTTGACATCTTTATGCCATGTTTCTTCAACAGTGCCGTAGCGGAGTGCATCAGTCCTTTGCTCGGAACGTAGTCGGGGGACGGCAAGCCAAGAGGATCAAGCACAGCCTTTGCCAGCCTCAAACGACTTGCCTCGTTCATATTGAGAAACCCAACTGCCCAAGTTGCCGCCTTCAACCTGTCCTCCAATAGGCTATTCACCTTTGGATGCTGCCACTTTTCCTGGGGAACGGTGGTAAAGTTCCCGGTGCGGCGTATCTGTTTCAGGATTTCCTTTACGCCTTTCTTGAACTGCTTCGCTACCGGTTTGCGGCTTTGCATGAAGACTTCATAAAGACCGTCCTCGGTGAGGAACCACGCAGTTTGGTTGCCACCAGGGGTACAAACAATGTTTGTCCCCTTTTCATCATCATCAACCGTACGCAACATAGTTGATACATCGGTGTGGCCAATCCACTCCGCCACGTCCTTAGCCTTGAACAGCGGCTCATCCGGCGTGCCGTACACGTCAATCTCACGCCCCATTAGAACGGACTTGCTGATGATTTTCACACTTGCCTCTGAACGAGACGTAATTTCTGTTTCACTCATTTGTTTTTAGTTTTTTTGATTAATGATTATACAAGTGGGTACCTCCCACCTCGTGGATGCAGCGGAATCGAACCGCCTATGCCCCGGACGGCGCACCCATGAAAGAAGTGGAGTCCCGGCTTCGCAGCCACCTCCACGGGTGATTAATATAATATGAAAACCAAAATGTCTTATGCTACGTTCAAGTCGTACCGCTTTACAAGCATGTCGCACAACTTGTGGAGCGCATCGTCAAAGAACGGACGACCCCCATAGGTGTATGGTATATTCAGCCCGGTGGCAACCATACTGCACTCTTCGTATGGAGTGCATACCATCCAGTCGTTGACGCTTAGTCCTATACTGTCAAACTGGATGACGTTACCCTTGAAAGGAACGTAAACGACAAGCTTTCTCTTCTGCCTGTCCACTATAAGCCTGATGCCCTTGAAGGCGCAAGGCTGCTCTATCTGAGCCATAGCCTTGCCGTTGAATATCTGTATCATATCTTTTCTCCTTTCTGTTTATACAATTACTACCTTGCAGCCAGACCTTATCAGCTTCGGCAGATAGCTGTCCAAAGCACCGACAGGAAACGTACATAAAGCCTTGTCTGCACCGACAGTCGCTACTGGGAGATGAAGCACCTCCGCCACGAGTTTCGCATCATCAAACCACGATGTCAAAAAACATCCTTCATTCTCAAGGATGATGCAGTCGTTGTGCTTCTCCTTCAGATTCATATATCTTGTCTTGTCCATGATTACTCCTCCGTGAATTTTTTGTAATTTCTACCAACTAAAATGCCTAACACATATCCGGCAACACCAGTTGCAACCGATACCCATATCATTATATCCATATCCATACCTCCTTATGCTATTCTTACGAGATTAGCCTTTTTAAAGCATCTCCAAGCCTGTTTTTCAGTATCGAAGTAAACCTGTACGGTGTCGTTCTTCTTGCGTCCGTCAGATGAATTATGATTTGGTGTGAGAGCCTCATCGAGCGTACCCCATGCCTCACGAAGACTGCCATCTACTTTCTCAAACCAGAACTTTGTGATACCGGTGTGCATCTTGACACGCAACTTGATGTTGCGCCATGCGAACTTTAAAGCCTCGCTCATTGTGTAACCATTGCGCTTGACGAACTGCCAAGCCATTGTCATAACCTCTCTCATCTTGTTTCTTAATGTAGTTTTCATATCACTTGAATTTAAATTAAACAACTTTGTTTCTTAATCACATTGCAAAGATACGAAGATATTTGTACTTATCCAAATATTTATACCAATATCTTTTTACTTTTAATACTTATTAGTAAATATATATGTTTACTATTACTTTGTTTACATATTTTAGTAAAAATATACTTGTATCTTTCACATTTTATCGTACCTTTGCATACAAATATATTAGTACTATTATAATATGTATCGAATAGAAGACATCTTAAAAGAAAAGAATATAAGCAAAACGGATTTTGCCAAGCTGCTCGGCATTTCCAAACAGGCTATAACCAATATTATAAATGGCAATCCTACAAAAGCGAGACTTGAAGAAATCTCCACCGCCCTCAACGTCCCCATGTGGCAGCTCTTCGCCAGTCAGGATGAAGTGCAGCGTGTTTCCGTTCCGTCCGATTTCGTGGCGATCATCCGCTGCAACGGCAAGGTGTTCACCCCCAGGGATGCAGGGGAACTGCTCGAAGTGGCGAAGCACCTTGCACTGGATGAAGGGGAATAAGCTACCACGTCTCTACCGGCTTCGGATACTCCCTGCGCTCGGTGATTTTCTTCGCTTTGTTCAAGGCACCACGGAACGTCCTGTAATACCCGAATACCCATTGCAGGTCATCATCGTAGGGGTTGTTGATATACACCATAAATCTGCTTTCTTCCACCTGGTCAATGCAGACGAACTCCAGCCCGTCTATATAGACCGTGCCGGAAAAGTCATTGTAATCGGTGTTCTCGCTTTGGAACGTCGTTACACCAGGCATCCCCTTGAAGAACGCCGCAAACTCCATGCACCTTGTTGTATAGTTTGATGTTGCCATAGTTTCAGTCTATCTTCAGGTAATTCTGTCCGCAAATATCCCGGCACTCGATAAACCTGCCGAAGCGGCTGCGTCCATTGTACGCCATGCCCATTATCCAGCGTCTAATGTCGTATGCACTGCATTTGAGTTTCCCGGCAATCACACGGCTCGTCCTGTCAAACGCATTGTGTAGGTCGTTCTCCTTCTGCGCCTTTGCGCCGAAGTAACAAATCATCGCCTTGACGGCGTTGTCCCTGGCTATTGCCCAGGAACCGTGTTCAAGCGTTTCCTGTATACTCGGGCAGGTGTCCGTGTTCTCTTGGTTTACAAGATGCGCTATATTGTTCACATACCACTCCTCATCTTCAGTGAGGCTGAATTTCCTTACCATCGCCTTGATGTCCGTTGCGTATATCGTCTTCATATCTATTCTCCTTTAGATTTCAGTCTGGTCTTTCAACGCGTCTTCGAGCGTCCAGTCGCACTTTGGATAATGGGCCTCGCCTAATCCCGTGCGAAAATCGATGTGATAATACTTGGTGTCTTCAATGACGGACACATGAGCATTACCATACTCCATCGTGTAGGAATCCATATTCTCGTTGAGCCATTCGGTGAAGAACGCCTCTGCCATCTCCCTGTCACCGTTAAGGTCTTCGCAAGCGGAATCATCAAAGATAACCTCCTCACCTTTCATCAATCTCCAGTAGCCGGTGATTGACTGCTCGACTGAATATCCGTTGTCTGTGATAATGTTTTTCTCCATATATTTTTTCGCTTTACCGTGCTGCGATAGGGCTTAGATGGTCTTTATCTATTTTATAGATTTGTTTCCACATCCAGTTCTTTTCTGTATTTCCTCACAAGATCAATAGGGGAGGCTGATACATCCCATTCATACTTGCCGGGGTCGATATACTCTCTATTGTCTATCCAATATTTTGCATTTGTCTTGTTCGCTAAAAGACTGTCCTGAATTTCTTTGAATTCAGACAAAGACTTTTCAAACTTGGCAAGCCGGGCATTCTTCTCCTCTTCACTTTCTTCAGAAAAACGTTCGATACGACCTCGTTTCGCACGTATATCATCCTCGATTTTCCGGACAAAGGTATAGCGCAAATCTATGGCCCACGCTACCTGCTTTTCAGAACCTTCGAGTTTAGGATAACCATTTGTTTCAGCATCCGCAAGAGCTTCGTTATGATATATTCTGCGCTGGCAATTAGGGCAAAGCTGTTCTTCTGCCCATGATATATAATTCTCTCGGTCTTTTATCTTGCCATAAAGCTGCTTCTCTATCTCATGGCCACACTTATAAGTAATCCAATATTTTGCCATAATTTTCGCTTTACCGTGATGCGTAGGGCTTATATATCAGTAATTCAATTCTTTCTCCAACTCCTTTGCGTTGAAGTCGTTTTCAGCGTCTTCTCCGTCTTCGGTGTAGCAATCCACCACCTCGGCGGTGAAGTCCACGCACGTGGCAACGTATGCGCCCGTACCGTTGTAATAATCATCCTCAACGTAACCGTCTACGTCAAGGCTATATTTAACCTCCAATACCTCTCCGTCCTTTTCGAATGTCAAGGTATCTGTACCCGGCTCTTCAATCATCTGTGCCATTTCTTTGTAATCGTTACTGTTGAGTTTCATATTACTGTCCCCTATTTTTCGTTATTGTATTCTCTATTTTGCAAGTCCGATGCTTTCACGCAAGAAGTTCTTTGCCTCGGCATTGCCCATACCCAATCTTTTTTGGATGAGATTTATCATATCGTCCGTTGCGGCCTGTGTATTGATGCGTCCGTTTGCGAACTCTATCATGATGAATTTCTGGATTATATTCTTTAAAGTTTTCATATCACTTGAATTTTAAATTAAACGACTTTGTTTCTTAATCACATTGCAAAGATATAACTTTTATTTTATACACCAAAAGAAAATATAACTTTTATTTTATATTTAACCTTTATTTAATAACATATACTTTTATTTTATATATTTATCTATTATATATAATATAAGTAATAATATTTGTAAGATATAAAAAAAATCTCTACCTTTGCGCCATAACTTATAATATATAATATGGATATAAAAAAACGCATAAAAGACAAAGGATTTACGATTAGTAAAGTTGCAGAGCTTATGAATATAAGCCAACCTGCATTATCAAAAATGTTGGATGGTAATCCAACAATAAACAAGTTGCAAGAAATAGCAAACATTATAAACATTCCTTTATCTGAACTCATTGCAGATAAGAATGAATCGCAAACGTGCATTAGCTGTCCTCATTGTGGTGGACGTATAAGAATAAAAATAGAACAAGAATGAACACCTAATTATGTATGATATAAAAAAAGCAATAAAAGCAAAGGGGGTCACGCTAAAGTACATAGCGGATAATCTCAATATAACATTACCGTCATTGTCACAACAGATAACAGACAACACGATGTCAATTAAGAGACTGCAAGAGATAGCCGATATTCTCTCTTGTCCTCTTACCGACTTACTGACTGACGCTGACACACCCTCAGCTCTCACTCTCTCCTGTCCCCATTGCGGTAAGCCCATTAATATTACCTTTGCAAAAAAATAACAGAATATGGCAAACAATAATCTAAAGATTAAAGATCTCTGCAAGACAAAAGGTATTACCTTAGAGGAGCTTGCCAACAGATTAGCATCGTTGGCACAAGCAATGAGCCGAAACAGTTTCAGTGCCGACGAGTGCAGCCCGTCAGATGCGTTCCTTGCGGTCATCAAGGACGGCGACAGGTGCTATACGGCGCATTCCGTTGACGAGCTTCAGAAGGTCACGGATGAGATAAAGAAAAGCTGATAACCCTTTAAACATTAACGAATATGAGAAAGAAAGTCATTTGTTCCATCCTTGCGGTCATTATCGCCGCCGGAGGCATCGGGTGGTACTTTTACCATTCCGCACAGGTCAAGAAGCAGAAATTCAAGAATTACACGGAAGCCCTGCGACACTTCCGGTATTCCGCCAAAGAACTCACTTCCGCAACTTATTTCATCGAGTGGGACTATTCCACGAACTGGGAACGTGCGATAGAAGGCGAGGAATGCCTTGACATCAACAACAAGAAACGCCTGTATGACAATATGGACGATGCCGTTTCCGCGAGATATGCCTTCTACAAGGACAGATTTGGAGCGTATGATTTAATAGACAGTTGCAGGATAGCCCTGGCGAAATATTACATCAAAGTCAAGGACAACGCAAACGAAGAGAACACCAAGGTCATTCCGCTGCTCGAGAATATGATCAAGACGATAGACAAGTCCATAGCATTGTCGAAAAAGCCGGAAGGCACACTTGCTTCATACTGCACCAGTTCAGATGTTCTGACCGGGAAACTGAAGGATTTGGACGGCAAGCTTTCCAAATTCAGCCCGGATGACGATGACAAGAATGATGATATAAGGATTCAAAATGTCAGTTTTTTAACTCACGGAACAGGCTTGTTATGTGGTGGCAGTGACAGAAAAGACTGGAGAAAACGTTCCAACATCTTGACGAATATAGAACTCTTCCTGGATCTTGGAATGTAAGCATTCGCTCAACAAAAAGAGCCTTTGATACATCACGTACCGAAGGCTCCAAATAATAGTTCTTCACTTATTTTAATTCATGTCACCATGAAACAAAATCAAGACAAAGCCGCTGTCTGCATCTTATTGGTAAGTTTCCTAATACCATTAATGATTTGAGCCTTACGCTCAGCACTGGGTCTGCGTGTTCCGACGGCATACTGACGCAGAACAGAAGGATTAACACCTATCTCTCGCGCGACACCGGAAACATTTATAAAGTCGTAATAATTAAAGAGCGCCCCTACATCAAATCTATACTCGATTTCAAGCGTAGGAACATCTTTCCCCTCCTCTTTTAAATATTCTGCGCCTTCTTTCCAGCCTCTAAGCATATCCGCAATGGCTGCTTTTGCAGAAGTGCCACAGCCAAGGACTGCACCTTTTACTGCGTCCATCGTCAACGAACAAGAATAATTCTTTTCGCCCGGCTCTCTCATAACATTGGCAATCACTTTCATTTTATATGTATTTATTTAAAAATAGTTCTTAACATCAATCTTCATTCAGAAAAGGCGGCCACCCGGCTTAATATGGGCAGCCACCCATTTAGTCATTAGAAAGGGCGTCAAAAAATAGACTTTGCGGTCTCTTTTTTGATTTCCTTACTGCCGTGCCTCGGGACTATTGCAAAGCTCCCTGTTTTGGGATTAACCCAAACATCGTGTGAAGCACCATGCCGCTTGATAAGGCATCCGGCCTTAATCAAGGCTCTAATCAATTCTGAATGTTTCATGATGTTAAAGAACTATTATGTCTTATTTCATTAAGACGATGCAAAGATAACAAAAAAGTTAACACAATCCAAATTTTCAAGCTACTTTTTTTATTATATTTTTATTCACAGAACACATCAATAGTGTTCTAAACTTCCTATTCGGTATCAAAATTTACGGGTATGTATGTTCAAAACTTCTTATTTGTAAAATAAAAAAGAACCACCCGGATTATTCCAAGCAGCCCTAAAAAAATGACAGTCAAAAGCTATATTATTTTTCTTCTCGCATTTCTGTTGAGGCTCCCACATTGCCAGCCTTCGCGACTTCGGCATCCTTAAGCCTCTGTATCTCTTCTTCCGGCGCATCGGTCAGCGAAAGTATCTTCACCGCAGTGTCAAGCGAACACACACCCTGGGAATAAAGCGAGCCTATCGTCTTCCACAGCTCACGTTTGTCATCCGGGAACGGATCGGAAAACTTAAAGCCAATTTCAAGCTTCTCCAGTTGTGCCCTCTTGTCCGGGTATATCTCACATAGCACAGCTAACGTAAGGTGCATGAAACGTGTAAGCAGTTCCTCGTAGATCTCCATTCTGTTGGCACGCTTGATGTAGCCGAGTATAAGGGAATTCCTTATCGCCACCCCGGACAATGAGCCGAGTCCTTTCATCTTCTCGAACGACAAATCGGGAGTAAAGGTATCGAAGAGGATTGAATCGTTCAGTCTTACCTGTTCGTCACGACGTGCAGCGGAATCTGACGGAGGGGTTATATAGTTGAACCTTGATTCTTTGCCGGTCAGCTGTATCAGCTTGCCGGGCTTGTCCCTCCGTGGGAGACTCTCTATGACGTCAACCGTCGCCTCTGCCATCGGGTCGGCGAAGTAGTTGTTGTTGTCTGCAACCTTGGAATCAAGTTCCTCATCACGTCGCATCCGCTTCTCCGCACCGGCCCACGCTTTCTGCTGGTGGAAATATATTCCGTTTATCTTCCCCGTAGGGTTCGCCCTTGCGTCAACATCCCAGCCGAAGAACTTCTGCGAACAGTAGTAATTGGTTTCCGCCGTCAGTATGTCCCAGTGCATACGCCCTATGCCGTTTTCGTTCAGTCTGTAGCCGTATGCAAGGGCCTGCAGATTACCGTACTGGTCAAACATCGTGCGTATCCGGTAACCAAGGCTTCTTGCGGCGATAAAGGCGTCAACATCAAGCTTGCCGTTCCTTTGGCTGAAATTGTAAATCAGTGCGCTTTCCGTCTCTGCGCCGGCAAGGCGCTTGCACTGTCGTATTTTTGCGTTGAAGAATATATTGTCAAGAAATTTCACGAACAGGGAATAAGCCACATCATCGCCATCTTTCTTTTTCCAGACGACAGGCTCACCGAAAAGGAAGAAAAGCTCTATCTCATTGATGTACTGCTCGCGTGTCCTCGGCAGTTTCTCCGTTATATATGGAGAATCACCTTCCACATATTTGTTAGGACGCCGGTTCACGTCATGGTTTTCCGGGTTGTATTCCTTTAAGGCGTTGTCCACATCCACATCGTTGTCCGTCATAAGGGACAACGCACGCCCGACCTCGCCTTTTTCAAGGTATTCAAACAGCGTGCGCTTCGTGCCTATGGCGTTCAGCGTGACGTTGTGGAAGTATGTGACTATCTGCTGTATTCTTTCGCTCAACATAACTGAAGGTTTTAATATACCGCCAAATCCTGGCGTCTGATTGATTTACGGACAATTATTTTGCCCATTATCTTGCCTAAAACATAGTACCTTGCAGCATCAATCAAGTGGTTATCGTGGTCTTCTGGAATGCTGATGTAATTCCCGTCCTTGTCCTTCGCCCATACGTATTTCCTCATCTCTTCCTGAAGATGGACAGATCGTTTGGTGACGAATATCTCCATATCAAGCATCTTGGAAAGTCCTGCCTGTATGGAGCCGTTGCCTTTCTGTACTGGATAGATGATTACACCTCCCATCGCTATTTCATCAACGAGCCTTGGGTCGGCGCTCTCCGAGTAGACGAAACCGTCATCCCCGTCTTCTTCCTCTGCACGTATCTCCTTTATGATGTCCCCGGACGTCATCGCCGTCTTGTAGCACAGCTCGTCAAGATAAAGCCTGTTGTCCACAATTCCGCAGCGTACTATCGCCGTAGGGTCAGACGTATATCCGAAGTCCATTGCCCTTGCGACCTTCATAGCATATTCGGGGAACTCATCTACAATACCCCATTTCTTGAACACTGCACCCTCAGACACATCCGCCCACTGGCCAATGACAATATGGGCATATCTCTGCGGATTGTCCTTCTTCATCGCCAGCACCTCCTTAAGGAACTGCGGTGCAAGGTTGTTAAGATTGTCAAGATATGTCGTGTGGATATGAAGGACATTGGGGTGCGTGCTTATCTGCACGGGAACACCGTCTATATACCTTGTCGTGTGCGTCTTTTCTATGAAACGCTTGTAGACCCAGTGGTTGGAGTCCGCAGGGTTCATGATGATAATCACCCGGTTCTGCAGACCTTGGGTTCGGATAGAAAGCATTATCTTCTCGAACTCGTCTTCATTCGTCCACTCCTCTGCCTCATCGCAGATAAATGTAGTACACCCCTGTATGGATTTCAGCTTTGCAGTCTGGTTGCCGCTGCTTGTATGGATACCGCGGAACATCACACGGCTCTTGGTCATCTTGTTCACGAGATCCGTCTTCGTCTTGCCGAAGAACTTTTCCGTACCATCCAGTTCCACCTTTTCAAGGAATTCAGGAATGATGGAAATAGCCGCACTCACCATAGTATAGCGGGTATACAGTATCTGATGCGCAATCTTGCGTGAAGGATTGTATTCAAAGGTCAGCCGTGCTATGAAGTCGGAAACTCCGTAGCTCTTGCCGCTTCCTCTGCCGCCGGTGACAAGGATTATGAATTTCTCCGTGTCCGTATAGAGCGGATAATATACCTCATGATTGATTATCATTTCTTCTTTCCCTTAACCTCTTTCTTCACCTCTATCTCCTTACGAATCCACGCCTGTATCGCTATTCCGTTCTTCGGGTCAAACGGTATGCCGTTATCTTCGCTCTCGTCAATGCCTTTCTGTATCTTGCGGAACTGAGGGTCATGGTGATACAGCCAGTTCGCCAATGCCTGTACGTTAGGTGGGGTCTCCTGTTCATTCTCTACGGTTTCCACGACCATGTCCTCCGTCTGCTGTCCATCAACTACCATATGCCTGCGTCTTATGGACTTGCCCTTGACCTTTATTCCACCAAGGGCGGTCTTGAGGTAACGTCCACGCACGATGCCATTTATACGGGAACGGCCATGCGCTAACTCGTATGTAATACGCTCACCCCGGCGCTTGTTCTCCTCTTTACTCCAGGGCTTGTAATTGCCGCCTTTCATGGCCGCAAAAGTACTCGGTGTCAAGCCAACCCCAAAGTTGTCTTCAAGAGAGTATGCAATTTCCCCGTCATTGAGACCTTGCATTGCCAAGGCGTATATTTCCTTGTAGAAATCCTCTCCGTCGTAATCGAATTTCGGTTTTGCCATCTTTGTTCGTTTTTTATTCGTCAAAGTTAACGACTATGCGTCAAGCCACGGAAGCTTGTGGAATTCAGATGGTCATAATTTATGAAAAGTGCCGGATTACTCGATTATACTGAGGATAGAGGCTCCACTGATGCGCATGTTGTTCTGCGGTGTGACTCCCAACAGTTCACATAATGTCATCTTCTCTTCAACCGAAGCGAAATCTATTATTATGTAACTGCCCAGCTCTTCCTGTGCGGATGCGGCCACATCAGCGCAATGCCGCTTCTCTGCCTTCACTTGCTCCTTCGTCATCTTCGGCTTCTCGTCAAGCTGCTTCTGGATATCGGCCGTCGTCTGTTCCTTTTTTGGAATCTCTGTAACAGGCTTTTCATACTGCACAAAGTCATCCGCAAAATCCGTGATGGCCTCCTGTGCTATGGCAGATGCGGTATCATCCTGGAGTTTCAGTATCGCCTCCATGTCTTCATCGGATATTCCGACCTGTTTGTAGTCAATGTCGTTTATGTATCTGGCTACAAGGTTGTAGTCAGCCTTCGAATTCTGAAGAGCCATATATGTAAGCTGTTCCTTTTCCGTCTTTTCGTCAAAGTCAACGGCCTCGACCTTGATTTCGTAATCCGTTTCCGGTGTACCGTCATATTTGTTTATAAGATCGAGGGCCTTCACCCTACGGTGTCCGTCAATAAGGTTCCGTGACGCTTCGTTCCACACTATACCACCGAGAAAGCCGACGCGTTTGATGTCGTTCTTCTGCAAGCGCACCTCCTCATCCGTATGGTTCTTCGGATTGACGGGATTGAAACTTATCTCACTCCTCCGTATAACCTTTGTCTCGCTTCCTTTTTTCATTTTCCTTCTGTTTCTTTATCAATACCACCCTTGCGAGCGGAAACACTTTGTATATCCGTTCCAAATCCTGCGGAAAGTACATTTTCAAATAAGACTGGTAGTCAGGAGATGTTATGTCGCATCCGCTGCTCTGCCCGACCGTCCCTCCGTATGTCTCCGGGGACTTGAGCCTGTTCGCCTGTATGTAATCAAGGACATCGGCGTTCTTGTATGTAGACAACGGATAGAATTTCTTCCCCTTCCAGCTTATGGCAAGCATGCCTTCGTCACGATAGGAACGCAGCATCAGTCTTCTGTTGAGGCTGTCCGACTGCTTGAAGCCATAGCACGCCCACTCTATGCCGAGCTTTTCACGCAGTTTGTCCGTTATGTCGGAAAGTGTCCACAACCGCTGCTTTTCGTTCTGTCTTATTCCCATGAACCCCGTCTTTATCATTGAATAATAGCCGTAATGCGGAACCTGTACGAACTCTATATCCGGATATTTCTTCTTGGCATAGGCGTAATACCTCTGGGTATGGTCAAGATTCGGGACTACATACATATAGACACAGACGATACGCTTGAATTTGCCATAGCACAAATCAAGCATCACGATGCTGTCTTTTCCACTCAGGGAATGGAAGAGCAGGATACTGTCCGTTTCCTGCCGTATTCTGTCTATGACTTCTTTGGCTCTTTCTAACATAACATTACAAAAAAAGACAAGAGAAGCTAATCCCTTGCCTTCTTGATTATTCTTTTAACGTTTTCTCGTCGCAGGGTTGCGGGCAGCACCTCTTGCACCGGACGTATTAATGACATTCTGTACCTTAGAAGCTCCGTTGTTACGGTTGTTCCTGTTTCCGCCATAGCCTCCGGCTGTACCACGGAAACTGCCGTCATTGCCGAATCTCGCATAGCCTGCATATTTCGACCTGCCGGTCGTCTGGTTGATCTGATAAACCTCTCTTGTTGGCATAACTTAGGGTTTTAAAAGTCCTCGCTCATAAATTAACTATCACGTCATGCAGCGAGGCTTTCAAAGCCTTAAAGCTGCAAATTGGTATCTATCACCTTGCCACAGGAGAAATAGAAGAAAAGCGGTCTGTTCTCCTCTTTTCGCTTGTTGAAATCCTTCAGCATGTCATCCAGTTCGTGACATCCATACTCTTCATTCAGGAATTTCACATCACCGTCCGTCAACGACACGAAATCATTTCTTTCGCATTCGACGTCCAGATGCCAGGAATTGGAGTAATTATGGAAATGGATTACCTTTACCGGTCTTACGTGATTGGTATAGAAACAGACTTCATCTTCATTCTCCGTACCAAGATACTTAGCAATGAAATTATCCAAATCCTTGTCAATGAGCCTATTGATGTAGTGCTCGCTAAAAGCTCTGAACTCCACATTTTTCTCGCCTCTGAGTATCTGCATCGCAAATTCTTTGCGCATGATAAGGTTCAACCGTTCAATCGGTTTGGCATCCTTGTACTCCGGGTACTTTTTCTTGAACTCTGCCAGTCCTTTATCGAACTGCTCTTGAGTCTTGATTTCATCCTTCAGCATTTCAATTTCTCTTTTCACCCCTGTGATGCCACAAAGGTAGGTTAATAATTCATTAAATACAAATAGCGGCAAATATACATTATCACACTTTGTCCAAAGTGCTTGATGAACACTCTGCCACTAAAATCACTTTGCAAAGGTAAAGTTATTTTCTTTAATTTGCAAATAAAAAAACTTTTTTTTTCTATTCAAGGCGTAAATTGTTGACAATCCCGGCCAACATCGGACGCACCTGCGCCTCTATACCCAGTTTCTGCGCCCTTTGGGAGACGGCATTCAGCCTTGTCTTGGTTTCATGCAGAAACCGCTTGAATTCGGCCTTTTTCGCATCAACGACATTGTCAAACAAGAATTCTTCCAATGCCTCGAGCTGTCCATGCCCTTTCATACGGTAAGCTTTCATTTCCTTTCCGCCGACGGTCATCCTTAACCGTTCCTTTATCACGAACTGCTCCAGCTCATATTCGTAAGGTGCATAGTCCATATGGCCGTACACGACATCGCCCACATCAAACTTGAAATCGTCTTCCTGTTCCGACATATCTTCTCCGAGCAACAATTGGGGATCAATGCGTACATTGTCCTTTTCAAGGCTTTCTTTCAGTCGGCATACAGAATCCATCAAATTCTGACGCAACCGCTCCACCTCACGCAACTGGGCTTCTTCTTCGGTCGCAAACAGACTGCATTCATCCTTGGGTGTCCTTCGTCCCTTTACATTATATGTCACTACCTCCTTGCCGTCTACGACCTCTACATTCACCCTTGTAACGGTGTATACATCCGGCACGTATGCCCCACGGAACCAATCACTTGCACCGAATACGACATCTCCTTTTTTAAACTTGGCCATTTGTTCTTTTTTTTATGAAGTTAAACACATTTCCTTAATACACAAGCGTAAAAACCTTTAATTGTCGGCTATCTCGATGTGGCATCCGAGTGCGTTGCATATATTGTACACGACATCAATTGAAGCGTCATAACGCCCGTCTTCTATATTGGCAAGATTACGTGCCTTGATACCTGTCCGCTTCTCCAGTTCGGAGAGCGATACTCCTTTGCGTTCCCTTGCGCTCCGCATCGTTTCACCGAAGATTATGCGTCTTAGGTTTCTGTCCTTGTATTTCAGGTTCTCTCCTTCCTTATACAGGAATGCCACTTCATCATCCCCTATCATAAGGGCATCCACCTCCGGCGGCAGTTCTTTTTTCTTGGGCGGCAAGGGGAAACCCAACGACGGGCCGTGTGTCATTTCTATATCACATCCGTTTCTTGCCGAAAGGAACATTGCAAGCCTTTGGGCATCTCCGTAATATAACTCTGTAAATTTCATCGTTTTTGTCGCAAAGATAATACTTTTTGGGAAAAGTGAGGCTTCCGGTATCATCCATTTATTCAAAATAATACAACCGGCATACCTTTGCAGTAAAAAGGGCATGTGGATATTCAAGAAAAATACACTGGAATGGATTCCTTTCAATGAAAAGGATGTTGAAAAAGTTTTCAAGGATGCGCAGAACGGATGGGCCATCAAGTATCGCAACGGCAACATCGAGCATATTGACGATACCACTTATGAGGAGACACTCAAACCGGTTCTTGCACCAGCGAAGCCTTAACTGCCAAATTCACAAGTTCAAAGCTGATGACATTCGCTCTATGGCTTTTCGGCACTTTTCGTTCTGCTTTGAAAAGCCATATTTTAAGGAACGCTCATAATTGTGATGCAAGTCATGCCACTTTACCTTTATCGCCGTCCTGTCACCACTTTGGATAATGCGTTCTATATATTCTTCATAAGTGTTATTCACTTTGTCGTGAGTCAGAATTTCAACGGCATTGATAATGTCTTGCGGTACACCTGCCGTTGCAAGGTCTTCAGATGTCAAGCTTGTGTCCTCCAATGTGTCATGCAGGAATCCCACACAGACTTCTTCTGTAGTGTCACCCATATATCCGACATGCAATGGATGCAAGACTACCGGCAACCCAACCTTGTCAATTTGACCCTTATGTGCCTTAATCGACAACTCCAGACAAAGATTTATCAATTTTGTATTCATCATAACTTTCTTTTGTAATCAAATCGCCTTCATACCATGCTTTCTGCATATAATCGTCATCAAAGGCGACCCTATGAGGTTTGCTACGCCTTGAATGCTTGACGTAAGCCCATACCCGACTTTCTTCTTTTTGAAACTTTATCGCCACATCATCATTGAAATAATAAACGTACACGGGTTCACCTTTACGTATTTTCGACCACGAAGCGGCAATTTCTTTATTCGTCATAATCTATCTGTTTTAACAATGCAAATATAAAGAAAATATCTTTATTCTCCAAACATTTTGCCATTTATTTTTAATATTTTTCTTTAAATTTACTGTAATAGCCCTGCGACAATGCCCGTGCCCTGACCTCCTTACCACCGCCTCTCGTCTTCGTCCTTTGGTCTTCATAAAGTGAATGCCCCCACCCAGGAGGTGTATGTGTCTCTTTGTATATAGCTTTCACTTTCTTTATTCCAAGTATTCTTACCGCATCGGAAAATCTCTCTTTGGCATATATCATCTTGGGAGTGTTTACCTGTATTTCCCCTGTCAGCCCATATTTCTTGCTTTTCACATTGACGATAGTCCCACTGTACCCGGTATTCAGACGTTGCTCTTTGATGCGAGAAGTCTTGATACCTTTTGAATTCAGCTTCTCCAAATCTGAAATGACAGACCGGATCTTGCCGGCAGGGGCTATTATCGTCGTCCTTACGGTATCTTTAAGTTCGTGCGCTCCCTTTCCGTCAGCTTTCATTTTCTGCGAATGCTCGCCTCGGATTTGTAATTCACAGGTGTTACAGAAGCTCCATGCATCTTGGCTATTCTTGCCGCCTCACGCTGCAATCCAGGTCCGAAAAGTCTCGCTTTTCGCATTGTAGCTTTAACACCATCCGAAAATAATATTTTCTGTATCTCACCCATATCAGCAAACCAGGATTTTATCAATATTTAATATGCAGTTCTCCACCCCATCTTTGAAGCTTGCATAAGTGCGATAGTAGAAATACAAATCCCTGCAATCATGCGACAAAGATGTAGACGAGCACCGCAGCGTCCTTGAAATGGCATTTCTCAACCCATGCCGCATCGTTCCTCCGAAAATAGTCTTTGGCGAATAATACCACAGGACTACAAAAAGGAACTGTTTCCTTTGCCAAGCCGTCAGTTGCTCTTTCGCCTTTGACGACATACGGAACACATACAGAAGGTTACGGAGCAGTCCGAAGTCCGTAAAGTACGGCTTCGTCAACACTCCGAACCTAAGCTGTATCTCATTCAGTTTTTCAAAGGCATCCTTAATGTTCTCAAGTCTTTCGCCAATCATCCTTCTTAAGATTTTCCGCTGTTACAAAATCCACACCTAATTCTTTAGCCGTCTGCTCTTCATCAGCACTGCCGACATAAAGGATATTGCCGTTGTTGCCGATTCCCTTGGGCAATGTTCCCATTAGTCCGTCAAACCACCCCACATGTCTCTGCTCCGGGCCTTTAGATTCAACGGCAACGGAAAGGAGGCAGAAAAGGAAGAACTCTATTCCTTTCACCAAGGCGAGTCTTTCCTTTTCATGAAGAGGTTCGAAATCATCATACAATATGACAAGCCGGCAAAGCGACGGCATTGTCTTCAACGCATCCAAGATATTTGCTTCAAGCCTTATGTCGGTGACGTCCTGCGGTTTACACTTACCTTTCGGGAATGATGCAAGCACGTTTTCCAACCGTAGCAGAACCACCTTCTTATTCTTCCATTCCATTCCGTTTTTACTGCAAATTTAACCAATTAATCAACAAAACGCAAGCATTGTCATATTTATTTTCTACAAGAAAAAAGCAGACGACTGTTTGAATGCGACATAATCTTTAGCCGGCAGCTTGATCTTCTCACCCTTAAGCGGGCTGAAGCATTCCCTTGCCGGTCTTGTCTTCTTGGTGAATGTCCCAAGTCCCTTGACCTGTAATGGTTCACCTGTCCGCACGGCAGCCTTGATAAGTTCCTTGTACAAATCAATCACCGCCGTCACTTCTCCTGCACTGATGCCTGTGTTTCTGGCAATCTGTGCCACCATTTCTCTTTTTGTCATAATTCTCTTTTTTTAAGTTTGTATTTAAGTTCAATTCTTTTATCTTCTTCTCTTGTGTTCATCGCATATTCCGCCTCTGCATACTGGACAAGCTTCCATTCGCCATAGCTGAGACAGACTTTTTTCGAATCGGCTTCTATCTTCATCCTGCCCAGCAACGCTTCCCTCTCCCCCCAGGCGTCCCCCCTTTCACGCAGGAACATCCTTATGGAGCGCATGATTGCCATCGGGTCTACACTGCCATAGAACGTGCCGTATCTGCCGAGTTTCATCCTTCTGCAAAAGAGCATGAACTCTGCGACGTTCAATATTCCATACTCACCAAGTACGAGCTTGACCATCTGTCTCAGCTGTCCGGGCGTAAGTTTGTCCCTCGCACCGCTGAACTCGGACAGTTCGCCAAGCTGGTACGTAAGCCATTCCTCTGCGACTCCCCTGCCGTAAATGACATTCAGCGTGTTCAGCGCCGGAGCATTGGAAAAGAAACACCTGTTAGGGTCTGCGGTCACATCCGTCTGGGTATTTACATTAAACGTGGTGAACAGTTCATTCTTGTTCCTCCACCTCGTTGCCGTCTGCCTCAGACTGGGAGGCAAATTCCGCTGCGACTGAAGCATACCCTTCGACCCTCCGTCTCTGCTCTTCAACACGTTGAGATTCTCTGTCATATCCATTTGTCCTGTTTCCGTTTCTGGCATTCCACGTGCTTAATCTGTTAGGCACTTGGAATGCCTTCTGTTTTTCAAATAACATCTTCTTCCCGTTCGGGCTTATCTGTGTCCAATAGCTGTAAAAGGCATTCAGCATATCCTTGCCGTATTTCGAAAGATATGGACGCATACTTTCCGCAAGTTCCGCCTTGCGTTCTTCTATGCTCTTTTCGTGCGAAAACCGTGCGGAAACCGTGCGAGAATTGCTTGTAACTTGTTGACTGTCAGTACTGCATCCGTGCGAAAATCGTGCGAAAATCGTGCGGGAAAGATATTTTTCAGTCATCAGCTTGTCCACTATATGCCGGGCCTTGCCTTTGGTTATACCGAACTCCGCACCTATTCCTTTAAGGCTGACTTGCAGCTCGCCGTCCTTGATGTTGCGCTTGACGAACATCAGTATGTTTATTTCAAGCCACGTACACACAGAAAAAACACTATCGGGAATTGTCATATAGAAGATTCGTTTTCATCAATTCATCAATCTGGTTCGCAAATATTTTGAAACATTCTCTTGTCTTCGGCTGCGCAACGACTATCGCCGTCAGCATGGACAGGAAGTCCGCCGGCTCCTTGCAGTGCATTGCACAATCCATGTCTCCATCATCATCAACCTTGACAAGGATAAACTTGCCGTCATTGGCATGCAGTCTTTCTGCGATGTCTTCTATCTCTTCCTTACTCATCTTTAAATAATACGTTTGTCAATTGTTTCCCATTACTTTCTATAACCCATTTGCCACTTCCCTTGTCCACTACAAGCATATCCTCAACTTTGCCGAACTTACGCTCGTTTCCGCATTCATCCACATACCATGCAACCTTGGGGATTCCATCCTTGTCCTTGTACGGACGCAGGAGTCTGCCTATAATCTGATAATACAGAGCCAGCGAGTTTGTCGGCCTCGCCATTACCACGGTATCCAGTTCCGGGTAGTCAAATCCGGTCGTCAGCGTCCCGACATTGATCATCACGTCGTATTTGCGGTTCTTGAAAGCTTCTATCAGTTCCGTCCTGCGCTTGCCGGACGTGTGCCCCGTCACCATTGTGGAACCGGGTGTTCTGTCCACTACCATTTCCGCTTCCTCGACTGTCTTCACGAACACGAGTATTCCATGCCGGCCAACCTTGCGAAGACGGCCTATCACGTTGATTGTCCAGTTCACAAAGACATCCCTTGATATTTTGACAGGCTGCGGTGTGTTGCCGAAAAGGTCGGGAACAACACCCTGCGGCGGCATACAGCTGTAAATGTTGACATTTGCGAGAAAGCCCTGCCTCAACAGGTCTGCGGTCTGCACCACGTACAACACATCGGAGAATATCCTCGGTCTCGTACGTGTCAGGAATCTCAGTTCGTTATATGACTCTTTCAGTTCGTTGCCGTATCTGTCAAGGACAATCTCCCCTTTGGAATTGTATACCGGTCTTCTTGTCTGTTTCAGCCTGTACGGTGTAGCCGTCAAACCAAGTACCTTGCTTCCAAGCCTTTCAAAGAACATCTTGTACATACCCTGTTTGGGGTTCACGCAATGACACTCATCCACTATGATGTATTTGAAATGTGCGAACATGTCCGGGTGTTTGATGACGCTGCCTATGGAACAGAAGGTTATCTTGGATATGTCCCTCTGACCGACAGAGGCAGAGAACATCGAGCACTCTACATCATAGCTCCGCATCTTCATATAATTCTGCTGTAGTATTTCCTTGGAAGGGCACATCACCAGGACGTTGTCATCCAGTCTAAATGCGATGTCCGCAATAATCAGGGATTTTCCACAACCCGTGGATGCCACAATGATGGCATTGTCGTTTCTTTTCACATCAAGGAAGAATTCTACCGCCTTCCTGCTCGCCTCTTCCTGATATGGTCGTAATTTGTATTTCATATTTGCAGTTTTTTTTTAGTGTGCCTCACCTCTCAAATCCAGTATCATCCGGGAGAAATGGACATACAGGTTTTTCAGTTCATCCACATCCCATTTCTTGGTCTTGAATCTTTCCGCCTCCAGCTTCGCCACGTTCTTTTCACCGTATTCCTTGATGAACTTTTCTCTAATCGCCGGGTCTGTGACAGTACTGAACTTGCTTCGCTCCAAAGCCTGCCGACCAAGCCGCCACACAAGGTTTTTCCGATAGCCGACCAAGTGACCGACATCAAACCTGTTGCACTTGGAACATTCTCCGTTCAGATTGCGGGTGTCAAAACGAAGAATCATGCAACGCCGTGAAATATAATGTCCGCAGTCTATGTCGCTTATCGGCTTCACTTTTCCGCAACTGATACACCGGCAGTACTTGAAGCCGTATTCCCGGCTGTCACGCATCCTGATGTACAGACTGACAAGTCTGTCAAGTTTCCTTATCCACGTCTGGCGTTCGGTGTCTTTTGTCTTCTTCTTCATCAATCGTCCGTTATGCCTCCTACGAATTCGTCCTGTTCCTTAATCTGCTGCTGCGCATAGACGATAAAAGCGTGGTCTTCACTGCTTGGCAGATAGATGCCGTATTGACTTGAACTCATATTTCTGAACCTTTCAATACTCTGACTCATCTCCTGTGTGGTCAAATCAGCGGAAGAACGGAGATACTCGACCTCTACACCACGCTTGTTCATACGCTTCCGCACAAACATGTCCGCATTGCACTGACGCTTGTATACATCCACCTTCGCCTCTTCTGCGGTTATTCCGTACTCACAGGCGAAATAGCCTATCAGGACATGGAGATAAGCGTTCTGCGCATTGCTGCGCAACGGCCGCCGTTCTGTAAGCTCAACCGCAAGACATCCGCCGGAACTCTCCAACTCCTCACCTTTTTGGGAAAGTCTGTCTGAATAGTCCGTGAATTTCTTGCGGTCGAACGGATTAGCGAGATTGAGCAGCATAATCAGAACGGTGCATCATCCTTATTGAACATGCCGCCATAAGAAGGCTGCGCCGGTGCTGCGGATTGCATATTGGGCGGTACTTGCTGCGGAGCTGGTGAATTGGCGGTTTCCTGTATATTCCGATTCTCCACGTCAAGTTTTATAATTCGCAATGCCGTGAAATACTTCTTTTCGTTGGTCGTCTTGTCCTGATAAGACACACCGTTTACAGAAAACTGGATTTTGACATCATCACCGACCTTGATTCGTTCGAGCAACTTGCAGTTCTCGTCACGGGCTTCAAATTTTGGTGTGTTCCATTCCGACAGTTCCGGGTCACCGGTTTCGGGATTGAACCTGTACGTTTTCACTACCATCTCCCTTGTGTAGAGATTCTTGCCGTCTTTCGTCACTGTGGTCTTCACCGGCATTACAGCCTCGACCTTACCTTTGATAAAATAAGCCATACTTGTTATTCTTTATTAGTTCGTATTTTTATTGACGCCTTGACTACAGCCGTCTTGCAATATTTGTCGTATAATTCCTTATTTTCTTCTTTCAGAAGCTTTGCGTCAAAACGCTTACTGCTTGTCGGCTTGCAGTAAGATATCGTAAAGGAGCCAGTCTTAATCTGCTCAAGTCCATCATTACGCATCCCTTCAAGGATGTCTGCCTTCAGACCCTCCAGCTCCTTCTCTATTTCATCTTTCTTTCTGAGTTGTTCTTTGAGCCTGTTTCCAAGGTGTTCGAACCACTGGGGAACGGTCGCATAACTGAACGGCTTGTCGGAAAGGTCTGCCTTTATCAGGTCTTTCACAATCTGCTTGCCGACAGGTTGTACCTCAATGAATTCAACCTTGCCATCCCTAATCCATATTCCGTAAAGGTGTGCTACCTTCAGTCCGGGGTTGGATGCTTCGAACCATATCTTGTATATGGATAACTGGAGCGCCACGCTTTGTCTGTCAAACTTGTACGTTGTCTTTATGTCGGCAAGGCTGATTTCTCCATTATTCTGCTGCAACACGACATCAACGGAACTCGCATAGTTCTCCTCGTCACTTACCAGATATTCGTTTGCGAGTGTCCGCAAGCCTTTCTCCGCCTTGATCATATCATAATCCGACAGGATGTCCGAGTCTGCTTCCGTCTTGAACTTGTCGTGATATTCGATGTCTTCATGTATCATCGAACCCCTTTCCGCAGCCTTGCGCAAGACCGCCTCCGGCACATCCTTGTACTTGTTTGGGAAAGCCCTCCGCAAAAGAGTCGATGTAACTCCTTGCAGAGGCTTGCCGTTTAAGGAGTACGTATGACTTTTCTTGTCAAAACGCACTGGGGAAACATATAGTTTACTTTCCATTGTTCAATTGGTTGTATTTTTCCATAAGAAGGTTTCTGAATGGCTGCCACTTGTCTATTCTCGACCATTTCTTTCTGATTGCGGTCAAATCTTCTGCCGACTGCGCCAAATCCACCTCGTTTTGCAAATTCATCCACTCCTCCGTAGTCACTGGGTAGGTGTTTTCCTGCGGTGCGCCTACCGGGTATGTAGGCTCCGGCGTAACGACGTCCGGGTCTTTACTCTCCTTCGTCGGAATGAGAAGCATCTGCATCAAAGAATATTTCAGAGCTACCGACATAGCCTTGTTCATGGACTTGTCGCCGGAATCCATCGCCTCGCCGACGTTGACCGTTTCAATGGCAGAGCTGTCCTCTGCAACGAACCTATAACGTACCTTTACGTGTGTTCTATACATCAGACCGCCCTTTGACGTCTGCTTGACATCAACATTATACTCCTCTACCACCGGCAGGATAAAAACTCCGTTATTAGCGAAGAGGCTGTGCAGGTCGTTCATCACATCATCAATGCCTCGGTACATAAATCCCTGTTGCTGGTTTCTCTGTTCTTTCCCGATAGCCGGGACATCAGCCATTATCTTGGCCATTTTCTTGTAAATTAGTGGATTTTCCATAATTTAATATTGTTTTCTTTGTTTGTTTTACTTTGAAATCGTATATTTGCAAATAATTTGGTATTTCAAATGCAAAGTTAAAGCTATATTCTTTAATTTGCAAATGAAATTGTATTTAATTTCTATATTTTACTATTATTAACAAAGGATTATGGCTACTGGTATACAAAACAGAATGGCAACGTTTCTTGAAAGAATCGGTCTGACCGCAGAACAGTTTGAAAAACAGGTCGGTCTCGGCGGCGGCTTCGTTTCACGTCTCAGCGGCAACGTCCGCAAGTCATCCCTCTTAAAGATAACCTTATGCTACCCGAATCTGAACACCAACTGGTTGCTTTCCGGTATCGGAGAAATGTTCCACGAAATAAAAGACATCGTCCCGTTCACCGGGGTGACACAAAGGGACAGACTCCGTGCTTTTGCGGAATATGGAAACATGTCAGAAGCGACCTTCTGCAAGAAGGCTGGTCTTAGTCCGTCTTTCATCACAAAGCTCACAAACAACATGCGTGAGTCTTCGGCAATGAAGATAAGGAATGCCTTTCCATTGCTCAATATGGACTGGGTCAAGAACGGTGAGGGGAAAATGCTTCTGAAGGACACTCCCGTCCGGGTTGACATGTCTATCGTTGACAGGATAAACAAAATCATAGAATTCATCGGCATTCCAAGAGCATCCTTTGAACAACAGGTCGGGCTTTCACGTGGATATGTAAAATATGCTGACAACGTGAGTCAGATCACCATTTCAAAGATATGCGAAAGATACCCATTCATCAATGACAGGTGGCTTGCGTGGGGTGAAGGTGAAATGTGTGGCAGGACATTCCATAGCGTCCCCCTGTTGGATTTGCTGAAAGAAAAGAATATAGAAAGGAGGCTTGCCGACGACACAGGGATGGCCAAGCTTGAACACGTTCCTTGTCTTGACAAAGAAATTACTGTTGCATTCAAGAATCTACAAGGTGCTGACAACATATCCGTTTCCGATATAGTACTTTGCAGACCCGTTGAAATCTCAAAGGCGAATATCCCCTTCATCGTTACAAGCGACAAGGGGGTGACCTGCAATTCTTCTGCCGAAGAAGGTCATGCTTTCCAAATCTGCGAAATAATAAGACACATCTAACGAAAATTCCGTCTTCCGTACTCGCAAATTAGCAGGGCATCGCAGGTGGCAAGCGTTATCTTCTTTCCCAAATGCGGGAACATCTGCTGAGCCTTGGCTTTTAGCCTGTTCTTCCACTCTGTCTTCGTGTACTTGCCGCTGCTGCCAAGCTGGTATGCCTTCTCCCACTTGTTCGGCGTGACGTCTTCTGTGGGGATATGCAGGGCGAGCAACGCCATCTGCAGGTGGCCGTAGCCCTTGCCGAAGTTGAACATCGCACTGCCGCCGTTGCCGGGCATTCCGCCTACTCGCTCCAATGTGCAGAAGCTGTCGTCCTTGTACTGCTCCAGGAAGTCAAGCAAATCCTGCGGCGTTTCCGGCATCTTAACTACATCAAGCACCTCCCCGTCGGCTCCCATCACTGCGATGCCTCCATGCTTCCCTGGGTCTATTCCTATATATCTCTTCATTTCTCCTCCTTTCTTTCAAGCTCCATAATAGTAAGGATGGCGTAGTTTGCAAGATCTTTAAGGCTATCCTTCATTCCCTCGCCCTTTACCTTCGCCTCGTCTTTCATTAAAGACTTCACACGCTCCAGCTTCTCCGCCATGTGTCCGTAGGCGTATGTCATGCCGCACTCCTTGAACAGATTGCTGAAGCTGTTCCCGTAGTCGTGATTTTTCGCCTTGTACGTATCCAACATCTCATCTGTGATTTTCTTGAAACTACGAGCATCAGGCTCATTCTTCAAAACATCTATATAACCTTTCAGACAATCCTTGGTTTGAGCAAGGTTGTGATTCCACACTTCTTCAATCGGTATTTGACGCTTCGCCATATCTCTTTCCTCATCCTCCAATGTTACAGCCGTATCTTTATCGCTTTTCTCCGGCTCATTTACAGAAACGTCATCAGGATAAAAAAAAATCTGGTATCTGTTAAACGCACCAAGTAGCGCCTTCATCGGAAATGAATAACTACAATCGGTTAAAACATAAACCTCATTGTCGTGGAATCCAAATCCTTTAACACTAAAAACATGCTTCTTTGATCCTGAAATGTCCGTACAAAATAAACCATCTAAACTCGCAATAAATTTGAGTCCGACCTTAATATCTTCTTCCTTAATCATAATCTATTCCTCCTCTTGAAACGTATGAATCTTTTGAATCATATCCTTAGGCGGATTATGGAAGAGAATAATGCAGAAGTCGCCATGCTCTTTCGTATGCACCTTTTTCAGGCCACAACCGACAAGCCAGCCAGTGCCATTAATAAACGGTTTAAGAATCTCGTGTACCGCACTCTTTGCGTCCGGCTTAACGATAATAACTCCGCCGGTCTTACGAAGCCCTTCAAGTTTCTCCCACTGGGCTTCAATATTTTTATCACCTACAAAAAGCTCGTATCCATAAGGATTAACAACCTCTTTGTCTATACCCATTCCCTCTACAATTTCTATTACAATAATCGGTTTCATAATTTTTATTCTTTTATATCTATAATTTCAATAAAATTACCAATGCCCAAACGAGCCTTGTTGATACAAGATGCAATCCAACCCATAAGGTAGGCGGAAGCCTCACCGCCATGATCCATACCGATAGCGTTCTCGATGGCATCGCAGACGTGAGATGCCTCATGGCAACAAAGCCCCATCTTCATAGAACCCTTGCTTTCAAAATTAATAAATGAACAAAGCTTATTATTCGCCTTCTCTCTAACGATATCGTAGGTTACTGCGTCATAATTAGTGAAATCAACCCTCAAAACCTCGCCATTTCTACCTTCAAAACACTTATTAGCGTCTTCTTGGTTCATTCCAATAGCGACACATAACCTTCTTGGATAAATAACAGGGTCGTATTCGTAATATCCTTTCTTCATATGATGCCTTTCTTTTTTAGCCACGTCTTCAATCTCTGCACAAAAGAAAGGTCTCGCTTCGCCTTTTCACTTTTCAGCTGTGCGATTGTATTTTTCAGTTGAACATTCCTTGTATGTATCTGTTTCAGTTCGACATTCGCTTCGCCGAGCTGCCTTTCAAGCCTCTTGCAATTCATCAGACAATTCGCATACAGCTTAGCGTTATGCGCTTGCTTTGATTTTGCCCTTTCATATTTTTTGTGAAGCACGTCCCAATATTTAAAGATAGCGAGCATTTGCCGCTCAACTGGTAAATCCTTGTTGTCCATTGTCTAAGCTTTTATAAATTCTATTCCGTATTTAACATTAAAGTATTCTTCGTTTTTTGTGCGTTTTGTTTCATCGTCATAAAACAATGTATACAAACCACCGACCTTTTCATCACGAAAATAATTGTATTTATGAATCAACTGGCTGATTGCACGCATTATCCTTAAAGGTCTCTTTCTGAATTTGAAATTCGTTTTTTGAGCTTCACCGCTAAGAATACGGAACTCATCCATTTTCCGTGTACGTTTCCAGTGCGCAATCATTAGCCCAGGGTCGGCATTCTCCCGGTTTTCCGTTATAACTCTAACCTTGTTCTGTTTTATTCTCTTCATTGTCTCTTCGTTATGTTCCACGCCCAGCCTCTTTTTCCAGACAAGTATTTTGGTCCTGGAGTATCCGAATTTCTTTTCCATTTCCCCAAGGGTCATAGTCGGCCAATACTGCTTAACTATATCCCGGCAATTAAGATCAGGCATTTTAGGATTGAGACTTTCGCGGGAATACCGGGAAATGACATCATACACGACACGAAGGCTTACACCTGCGCCTTCCGCTATTTTTCTTCTCGGATGAGTATCTTTATGCTGCAATATGTATTTCTCTTGTTTTTCAGTAATTTTTTTCGCCATTTTTGACCTTTATTATTGAAATATCTCTCACTATCGAGATAATATCGTTTTACTATTTGCGTTTATTCATATTCTATCAATACAATGGTGTGCTGTCCGTGCTCGTCGTAGAGTCCTGCCCATCCATCGTAGCGTGCGGACAGTGCAGTGGAATACCCCCGACGTGGGCAGAGATGGGTCGTGCGTTGCACGAAAGGGATTTGTCTATTCATATTCAAGATATATCATATTGTCTTTGCCTACAGACGTGAGCGTGTTGGTTGTACCCGACCTGTTTATCTCCATCCGCTGACAGAAGCGTCCGTTGGAAGGGTGCTTACGGTCGGACGGGTTGTCGGGATCTCGCCCTCGGAAGGCGGCTATGTGAAAACGTAGCATAACAGGTTGTCTTTCGTTACGGTGCTGATTGTATTACTCCACGGCCACGGACTGGGACGATGCAGCTTGTCTTGATATCTGCATCCGCCAAGGTCGCCATGCTCACGGCGGAAGGCTTTCGCTTCTTCCGTGCGGTAATGGATGAGGACGAATCTTTCAATCATATTCTATGAGTATTTTCGGGCAGATGGTTGCGTCTTGTGCCCTTGACGGAACGCACGGACTGCAACCGTGGGGTGAATAGATGCGAAGGCACAGGTCGTGCCATCCGGGGGATGGAGGAATCAGGAGACCTAAGCAAATACATCTGATTTGCCTCCCGATTGGTGGTTTTTCAATCATATTCTATTAGGATTTTGGGCTTGTCTACATCATGTCCCTTGCCTCCCCCGGCTATACAGGGTGCTATTCCGCAAGGCGAAACGATAATGCCGTTCTGCGAAGGGCTGTAAGAGCCGAGGATGATAGGACGGAGGTTGTTCATAATTCTACTGCTACAAAGAATACATCGCTGCAATCGGTGCGCGACATGATGGTTATTGCTATGCCGTGAAATGCTCCGTTGAAACGTTCTGCGCTGAACATCGAAGCAGGGCAGGTGAGCAACCTACCCCCCCATCATATCAGCTATGATACGGATTACACGGTCGGGTGGGTTATCAGTTCGCATCCTTCTTCCTCTCCATATTCTCCTTGAACTCCTCATAAAATCCATAATGAATTTTATCCATCCATCCAGAATCTTTCTTAAACTCCTCGTACATCCTCGTAACACTTAGCCTTTTCATGTGTTTTTTACACTCCGTTACGCTTTTGCTCCAGTATTCGCCCCAATACTTCATTTCCATGTGAAGCAAAGTTTTGAGAAACATCGCCGCCTCGTGTGTCGGTGGCAAATCAAACTGCATGAACAGGGCATTATCCTCGTCGTTGGCTTCGAGGAACTTGCTCACGGCATCGTCCTTCAGGAAATATCGGTCGGCAACCTCTTCTTCAAGCACATCTTCCAACCGGGTGCGCAGCTCGAAGGGTTCGGGAAACTGATAGTCGAAGGCTACGTCCTGGCGCATTGAAAGAAGAAAAACTCTGTCACGATTCTGCGGTACACCGTAGTTCTTGGCGTTCAGGCGTGCCCAACGAGAGACATAGCCGAGCGAGGAGAGTTTGTCGAGCCACTTCTGGAAATCGGGCATGAATTTTCGGTTTACCAGTGCTGCCACGTTCTCCTGCAAGAAATATTTAGGTTGCAACACCTCTATGGCATCTATCACGTACCAGAGCAAGGCACTTCGTGTGCCGCTACCTTCCTGAAGCCCCATCTGCTTGCCCGCCTGACTGATGTCCTGGCAAGGCGAGGAACAGGTGAAGAGGTCAACCTCGCGTCCTTTGAGCGAGCGTTTCACCTCGTGCCAGTCAATCTTGGTGATGTCACCAAGAGCGCAGTCGGCAAACTGCGGAAAGACGAGGTTGTGCATCTGACAGGCGTATTTGTCAATGTCGCTCCATCCTACGCATGTCCATCGGAAGTCGGGATGCCACTCCCGTAGCACGTCGGCTGCCATGAGCTGCGAGTCGTAGCCGGAGAACGTGGTGAGGAATATCTTCTCCTCGTTAGCGTTGGCTGCGGTGGGCGGCATGGCGGGCAGCGAATCTTCGAGGTCGTCGAAGAGCGTGAGCTGTTCCTGCTTGCGGGGCTTGGGTGTGGGATAGAAAAGTTGCTCATAGATGTGGGCCAACACGTCCACCACAATTGAGTTTCCTGCTTGCTTGTACTGTTGTGAGGCAGATATGGCCATGTCTTCGGGCTTGCCCTTGCCCTTCCAATCGGGCAGACGTTCGGCTGCTTGGGCATTGCTGCTCTGCATCGTGCCGATTACGTTGTCCCGAACGCCCATCAAGCGGAAACACTCCTTGGGCGTGAGCTTGCGGATAGCATAGCTCTTGATGGTGCGGTCGGTGAAGTTGAGTTTTGTGATCATATAGTTGTTTTTTATTTGTATTCTATCAAAATCGCCCCCCCAGTTGTGCCATAATCGCCCAGCAGAAGTGTGCGTGAGCCGAACTTGAAATATCCGGCAAGGACGGTCGGGGCGCAATGATTGCGGTCGGTGTTTAAGAGTTGGATGTTAGTCATATTCTTCAATCAAGAAATACATTTTGCTGCCATGCGTTGATTGTCACGGTCGGGCAAACGTCCGTGTCTAATCTACCTCCGTCGTTGTTGCCGCGAGGATATTGGTAGAAGTCGTGGTTAGTCATATACCTTTACTATTACAGGCGTTTGCCCACCCCCTAATCCCATTGCGGACGTAAGGGTAAACATTTCTTCGTGGAGAGTGTGGGGAGCAACAAGACCATGTGGTTGTAGATTGTAAAACACAGCGCTCTGCTCCACCTTTTTCACCATTATGGATATTGCCTTTGCTCTAAGCATATTCAAATACTAAAAGAAACATTCTGGCTCCAATTCGGAAAGATAGCAATAATACCTTACTTCGTTTTCGCTAACAAACATACGCCAATACTCATCGTTGTCGCTATAATGGTCATGTGTGAAATGCACTCCATTCAAACACCAACAAAGAATACTACAAACACAATTCGGTTTTTCTGTGGCAGGATGCCACAACTGAACGATGTTGCGATATTCGGTTGCTTTATCCACCTCGTCAACACACGACGATGCTTCTTCAATGCTTATCCCTTTAGCGTCAGCAACAATACAGGCACCGGCCTCAGTAATCTTACTCTCCAAAAATTCAGAAGCCTTCTGTGAAATGAATATCACATCAGGCAGTCGGTTTTGTTTTTCCATACTACTTATAGTTTTATAATTCAACAAACACGCATATTCCGCCACTTGCAGCGGTCAGTGCGTTTACGAGCTTACCCCCCCCGACTGTGCGACTACGCCTCAGAGCCGAGGACGGATAACTTAGATCGGCGGCTCCTGGGCAGGGACAGTCGGTGTAGCCCAGTTCGGTGGCCTGGCGTATGCGAAGGAACGTCTCGCCCTCTCGGTCCACTAACTGTAGGAATGGTCGGTCGGTGGTGGAGTAGATTCGATAGAGCGAGCCGTCGGGATAGCGGCCATACAGTTTGCCGTCCTTGCGGATGGTGCCGCGCTTGTAGTGAGGGTCAGACATATTCAATCATTATACAGTGTGGGCATTTGTAGTCGGTAGCCCGTAGAGAGGGTGAGTAATTGTCGTTCCATTCCCGCCATTCAAACTTGCGCCACAAAGGATGCACTGAAATTTTAATATATGTCATGGTCGGGCACGTTTTACGGAACTAACCTTCACTCCGTAAAGCACCTGTTGGCAGATTACGCCGCAGCCTTCAATTACACCAAGGCATGAGTCGCATTCCAGACAGGCTGTAGAATACACAACAGGGAAGCCCATCATGTAGCCGCAGGACGTTCCTTTTTCCATATAGATTTTCTTGTCCTTCATGAAGGAATGAATTGCTTTTGCAAAACGCTTCAGCTCCTCGTTCATTCTTTCCAGCTTGTCGCAATGATCGCGCATCTGCTGCATTTTGCCAAGCACGTCAATATCAAGAGGTTTTCGCACATGCGCAGGCCAATCCATCTGACGGTGCCACTTGACAAAATCGTCGAAAGCCGCAGGGGCGTTGTCATCAACTGGGGCTGTGATAGCATCACAAGGAACAAGGGTGGCGTTAGATTCTGTTTTCATTGTTTTGTTGTTCTCCATAAATCCTTTATATAATTCGTTAATTCGATAAATTCGCTGTTTCCGCGTCTGAGCGTCCCTCAGTTGAACCATTTTACAGTGGTCTCGCCCTTATATCCTTTCTCCCACACAAACCATGCGTAGGCGACTGCGCTACTGCCGTATGCCTCAAAGTCGCCATTCATAGCACATTTCAATCGCGACGAACTTATCCAAACACGAATGGGTGGGGAAGAACGGAACAGCGAGCGACGTGCCTTGCCTTCAAGAAATTGCAGTTTGAGAAACATCGCCACCTTCTTGCCTTCGGGAATGATGCTCAGTGCTTTCTCCACAAACTCCTGTGCGAATTTGTAGGGAGGATTGGTCACGATGTTTCCATCCCACACCTGGTTATCAATAGCGAGGAAGTCAGCCACCTCGCCGTAGCCTCTATCCACAAGGTCGCGGCTCACCACCTCATACCCTGCTTTTTTCAGCACCTCGCTCATGTGGCCCTCGCCACACGAAGGCTCCAATATCCTGCCCTCAAACTGCTCCAACCTGCAAAGCCATTCCGTCGCTTTGGGCTCGGTGGCGTAGTAGTCATCGGACTGACGTTCGTGGTCTGCGTGACTGCTTGCGCCAAGAGCCTTGAATATAGAGGCAGAGTTGCCGGTCCAGTCTTTGGAATGTATCATGATGCGTTTTGGTTATAGGATTCAATACAATCTTGCTCTTGAATTATCCATATCCTCCATTGTCCTCACCTTAAACCACTTCTTAGGGCGGTTCTTCGGTGCGTAGACAACACCGAGACCTATGTACTGCGGACAGGAAAGATGGAACGGAGAGATGCTGCCGCCGAAAAATTCAGAGCTCCGCTCGCGGCAGCTGTTCTGATGCATATCGAACGATATGCAGTTCTGACATACGGGGTGGGTGTGGGTTCGTGACATATCAAATGAGTTTCTTTAATTCGCTACAAATGTGGTGATACAACTCTCCTCTGTCGTCTTTTCTCACAGCAAAGAGCTTTAGCTTTTCAAGCGTTGCGAAGACACCTATAGCAAAAGAGTTGTTGTCCCATTCCAGACTCTCCTCCAGGGTGACACCACCGAGCAGGTGGATGATGAAATTTCTTGTATACTTCATTGTTCACAGAAGTTGGTTAGTGGGCGCATACGGAATCGAACCGCCAGCGGATATATTTAGATTAAAATGGCTTTGTTCTTTATTATGAGTATCCGCTGCCACTTTGCGCCCTTGTGAATAAAAAGAAGCCCGACCCTCACGGGCAGGACTCCAAAGTACGAAACTTTCATATTCGCTTGCCTCCGCTGAGGCTCTAATCTATGTCGTCTATGGTAGTGGCGAAGGGAAGAATCAAACTTCCTTGCTCTCAGATTTTATATACCATGGCGCACTCTCCAAGGCGCTGCGCCGACCTTCACCGGTTGAGGAGCCTGTGACTCCTCTTGTAAAACCTATAAACAACAGGGTTTTCACCTGCCGGCATGTCCTTTCATGCCTGTTTTGGGATTAGTAAATGTCATTATTTAAGGAACACGGGCAGCAGAAGCGCCAGTGACCACAGCAGAGCGAGCGTCCAGTCGTTCCACTGGAATTGTTTCAGTTGTTTCATAATCTGTCGTTTTTTAATTGAAATCCCCCCTATCCTCACGGACGGGAAGGATTGACACATAAATAAATCAAACAAATAGTTATATGTCGAATTAGCAAAATATAATAAAAACAAAATGCGATGGAGACAGGACAGGACTTGAACCTGCGTCTTGCATCAGTCTTTGGAAGACCTGTGCATGCTCTCACCTTTTGAGCTACCCGCCTCTTTGAATATATGATGATGAAAGCGTAAGCCGTTTGCTTTCTTGCCCCTCTTGTGTTCCCTTTATGCTCCGCTTGCATCATCGGAAGGATGATGTAGTTCGTTTGTCGCTACTCAGAAACACGCTGAGAGAGGATTTGCGTATAATCGTGCGTCCTTTTCACAGGTCACGGCATCCATGATGCTCTCCGCTACTTTATTACACGTATACTGTTCTAAATTGTCAAAGACCGTTCGTCACGGAAGAGCCGCCGCCTCACTCTCGGCTTCCTTATGGTTCGTCCCATGGCTGATCGGGACAAGACTATACCGTCCATTTGAGTGGTTCCGCTCGCCGGTCTCGCTCCGGGCTGCCAGTCGTCAGCTGTCTCGGCGGATATGGAAGACTTGTTTAAACGACCCTGCCTTTCTCCAACAGTCTGTCTATCTCGCTAATCTTGTAGAACACCTTTCTCCTCAACTTGTAAAACGGAATGACGGCATTGTCCCGCAAATCCTTGATGTAGTCTTCCGATACACCAAGATACGCCATCAGCTCTTTCGTGGATACCCACTTCTTTTCCAACGCTTCTTTCATTTCGTTCCTATTGTTATAGTGTTACCATCTATCTTACACCAGTAGTCCAACCCATCCTCACGGGGATAAGCCTTCTTTACATACTGAACCGTATTCTTCGCCGACATACAGGCGAGATAATTCGGCAGTTCCACGACCAATGTACCGTATGAACCTATGCCGCGTATGTCGCTTACTCTTATTTTTTTGTCTGTCATAATTGTTTTCTTTGTTTTACTATTGTTTATACAAAGTAAAATGCGTATATTTGCAGCAAAAGCAAGAAGTAATGCAGCTTTACTATGTATTTACATTGTTTTACTTTCTTTATTGCACTGCAAAGATATGTAATTACTTTGTACTTACAAAGTATTACCTTGTAAAAAAAGGATGCTGCTTTCATAAATTTATATTAATTAACATCATTCACCCTCTAACACCTTATTAATATGGACAACGACGGAATACGCGAAAGGTTGGAGAAAGTAAAGGAAGTGAAGGGAATCACGACAAACCGCCTTGCCAGAGAAAGTGGTGTAGACTCGGGCAACCTGTCACGTGGGTTGTCCGGCAAGATAGCCATATCAAGGAATGTATGTGAAAAGATTGCAAAAGCGTGGAACGTCAGTGTGGACTGGCTTATAAACGGCATGGGGGATATGTGCTGCGGTCTGTCCGCAGAAGAAAAGGATACCTTTCTGAACCAAATCGACAAAGAAAGGGGTATCAACTGCTCCCTCGATGACTATATTGAAATGAAAGGTGAACTGACGGCACTGCGCACCGAAGTGGAGTCGCTAAGGAACATAATAAAGAAACAGGATGCCGAAATAGATTTCTACCGCTCATTGCTCAAAGGGAAAGAGTGACTTCCACAAAGGATAGGATGTGATTTGTACCACCTATGATACCACCAAGATACTCTAAAGGTGATAAAGTACTGAAAAACAACGTATTACAACATTACAAACCATTTTCCCAAGCTGGGGGTCGCGGGTTCGAGCCCCGTTTATCGCTCT